TTAAACCTTGTTTCTCTCTATAATTGACTTATGCGTTTTTGATAATTCTGAGACTCCATACATATCAACAATTGCCTTTTCCTTTAAACAAAGGCTGATTTTTTCAACGAGGTTGATAACAGCTTCATCAACCTCACACATAGCGTTATACACCTCGGGTGTACTTTCTTCTTCAGCATTCTTGCTGCATTCGTTCCAAGTTTGGTTTAGCTGCCTTGCAGCATCCACCATTAATTTAATGTCCGTCATATTTCTAAATTTTAAATGAATATCCTACTAACTGCCTGGCAGAGCCATCCCATCATATAGCAAGGCTCTTCGTCTTTCAAGTCAATACCTAGTGATTCGCAGATATGAGTGACAACATGAAACATTTCGTGTGTGGCAGTATTCACGAACTCATATTCTGATGTGGTCCTGCTAATAGCAACCACGCTCTTCCTACCTGCAAGATTGGAGTAGGTAAGACCTGTGTTCGGTATTCCTCGTAAGCAATGCTCCCTTGCGCTTTCGACTGCCTTTTCTGTGCAGCCTATCTGCACAAGGGAGTTGCATACCTCATCGGTATCTGATGATTCCAAACCGTAAAACACAAGAACTTTCCAATCGTACTTTTCTAGATATATCTCTTGACTTATCATAAAATATCATCCCATGGAATGCCGATGCCATTATGGTTGCAATCGGCATAAAATCTATTAAAGATGAAGCCATCCTTCTGATCGGTATCATCAACCATATCTTTCACGAACAAAGCCATGTGAGCTTCGTCCTCGATGGAAGACTTATAGAAATCAGCCTTAACCATGTTTGCCACATAGACATGATCATAGCCTACATTATTTTCAAGTGTCACTCCCTGCTTGGTAAGGATGGATTCAACCTTATCCTTATCCATATAGTCAACCTCCTCATCCTTTTTGGTGACTGGGTTGTATTTTCTCATCTGACTGACTGCCCATTCGCAAGCCTTCTTGTTGAAGTGCCAGCCATTATATCTCAGATATGCTATCATTCCTTCTGGCTTCATATCGTAAGCATCCAAAGGCATTCTACATTTTCCCATAGCTCTTTCTTTTAAGGGTGGCAGGGAAAAATCCCCACCACCGAATTAAACATTAGTAACGTCCACCGCCACGGCGACCATAGTAGCGTCGCTCTCCATAGCGGTCTTCGTCACGCCAATCTTCATCGTCCCACTTGTCACGATAGTCTGGCATTGGCATACGATTACCCATACGCTCACGCTTCAGACTATCCAAGCACTTCATAACCTTGCCACCTGCTCGAACCATTTCCTCGCAGTTGTCAACAAGCTCATCGAACTTGTTTTCCGTAATTTCTACCATATATCCCATAGCAATTACTTTTTAAAATTGTTACCGCTCAAAGCCTTAGACAGCATAGATTCAATATTGGATAGCGTTCCCTTCATGCCGCTGACCTCTGATTTGAGGTTATTGATGTCTTTTTCCTGCTGCTTTTCCTTAGCAATCTGTGGGTTGATTCTAGTGAGCATTTCCTCGCAGGAGCTTATAACTCCATTGTGGTAATCTACACTTTCCACGACTCCCTTTGAATGTCGCAACATAGCATCAATCTCTGCGCACATAGCTTCTCTGCTGTCACTGACAACAACACCTTCATTGCCGAAGTTCACTATCTGTGCGGTAGATGGCAGCTTTTCGAAATTGACCTGCTGGTCTTCTACTTGTACCTTAACATCAACGGTCGTCTCCAATGTCGGAGTCTGTCCTGGCACGTAGCTAGGATATTTCTGCTGAGGATTGCTGACCGATATTACTTGACCGATTCTTAGAGTCGGCTTTTCTCCTCCCTTGTCTAAGATGTAGAAGAGAGAAGACTGTCTTAGTCCTTGAAACATTTTCTTTCTCTTTTAAAGGGGCAGACTTTTCAGTCTGTCCCATAGTTAATACTCTGTTAGCCGCCTGTAGGCTGCTGAAACCCAAGCAGTCGGATAATACCGCTCTTCTTATTGATGTATGCCAAAGCCTCCGTAGTTTCAGAAACGCTAGCTCCCGTCACTGCATTTCCCGCATGATCAACAACTGGCACCTTTGTTGTACCGGAAGCTGTTCCGCTAGTGTTGGCAGTTCCGTTAACAGTGGTAGAGCCACTATTTGGAGTTACGATTGTGACAGGAAGTGCTGCACTTGCTGCGGCAACTCCTTGATGTATCTTCAAGAGTACAATGCACTCGCAAGGCAAAGCATTGTAGTAGCAAGGATTGATACCATAATCAACACTAGCATCTGTGACCTGTTGAGCATTTGTCTTCAGTTCATAGATACCTCCTACATCAATACGTTTGATTTGGTTTCTCTGACCGATTGGAATAAATGGATTGAATGGATATAAAGGGAACATAGTTACCTCCTTTCCTAACAACCGCATCCTACAGTTGAACGAGAAGCCGCTACATCACCTGCATAAGCTCCCATGGCGGCAGCAGTATAAACGTCCTTGTTGAATACTCCGTACTGAGGGTACTGAACACTGATGGTATTAGGCAACTTGCACTTGATACCAGCCACCTCCGCCTGCAGTGCAGCCAAAGCTGCATTTACTGGTGTGATGACCTGTGCCTGATAAGCCTGCAAAGCCTGTGTCTGATGCTCGTTGGAAATCTGAGCAAGCAGGGCACTGTTCTTCTCTCTCAAAGCATCGAGCTTATCCTGCATTGCCTGTGTCTGCATCTGATCCAACTTAGCCAAGACAGACTGATTGTTAGCATCTGCCTTGTCACGGAGCATCAAAGCGTTGGCATTTGCCGTATCATTGATGGCGTGTGTCTGCTGACAGATAGACAACTTGATGTTGCCGTCCATTGCAGTTATGGCATTGTTGGTCTTGCAGCAGCATTCTGCCAACTGAGTAGCGATGGCATTGTTACCCTGCATGATAGCAGTCAAAATCTGATTAGCATTCATGCCCATCTGATTGCCGAGGTTGCAAATCTGATGACCTAAGCCATTGATTGCAGCCATGACTGCGTCACTTGATGTGTTGAGGGCTGTAGCCAAGCTCTGAACGTCGAAACCATTGCGCTGAACAGCCTGCATGATAACGGCTGTATTGGCATCATTGTTAAGCATTGGCACAACACCGCCCTGTCCGTTAGAACCCATGCAGCGATTACCTCCGAAGAACCCCATACCATTATTGCCCATAAGGATGAACAAGAGGAGGATTGCAAAGATGTCTTCACCCCAACCATTTCCGTTTCCACGGTTGTTCAAGAGTGCAATAAGACCTGGGTCAACACCCTGTCTCTGCATGAGTGCAGGAAGCATAGCCAAGATTCCATTAGAGCCTGTGCCGCTTGTGCCGCTCTCTGGATTGAACACGTAAGTTTTACTTTCCATATCCCGAATTTTTAATTTAACCTTAATATTTAACTAACACTATTTGTAACGTTACGTGTGCAAAGTTAGAAAATTGTTTTGAAATAAGCTATAAGGCTATCATGGTTTTTGTTAGTGGCTATAAATCAGTGGTTTATGGTGATAGTAGGTAGACTCATTTTTATCCTCTTAGAACGGAAGAATTTACTTTGCAAACAAAAAGGGCGACCGCTCATCACGAGTAGTCGCCCTAGTTATCCAAAAATAAATCTTAAAACCTTAATTAAACAACTGTTCTAAGAACATTTCTTTTTCTTCCTTGATATATATAATAAGTACATAACTATGAGTATAAAGCAGAACCAAAACATCTGCCCCGTTTTTAAGAATATCTTCTGCATACTTGACAGAGATTTCTCTTTTATAGAAGGAGCGTTAATCTTATAGAACTGAGAGGTACCAATCTTTGATAATGAGTCACATCTTTCTCTGTAATATATAAAGCTATCTTTGTATGCTTTATATGTACTGATGGTATCGAGTAGCATTCTTCGTTCCTTTTCAAATAAATAGTGACTCTCGTAATGAAAACGATCTTCACCAATCTTATTCCCTTGCGCATCATATCGGGTTGCTGTGCTATCTTTTACATAGCTGCTATCTTTTGTAGCCTTTTCTGTTTCTCGCTTTTGGATATGTTGCCATTGCTCGAAGGCATAAGACAATCGGGTAGTGAAGAGGGAATCGAATTTCTTTTCACTCTGCTTGTCTGTGATGAAGGTTTGTGTAGTTACTGCTCTAGGAGTACTGCACCCTAAGACAGAAACAAGCGCAAGACCTACCACTAGGGTAATGGTTGCCCATTTCCAAAATCTTATATCATACCATTTCATCATTTATTCAATTTTAGATTAGAATACGTAATGTAGCTAAGTCTGCGAAGCCACCCTTTAAGAAAACCTTTCTGGTCACCGACTGCAATTCTCTTTAGATAAGCTTTTCTATCCTTCTTGAAGGCTTCGAATAGTCTTTCTCCATTGGATTTATTAATGGCATACAGCGTCTTATTACCGATGATACCATCTGCTGTGATACCTAATACAAGTTGCAGATGTTTTACCGCTTTGCTGACTCCGCTATTATAAGCGAAGTCTACTAGCATATTGGCTACGCTCTGATCCTGTATTTTATCTGCCTTGCAAGCATTCCAATAGTTCTGCTTGAAAACTCGATGAAAGTCTTCCTCAGTAAGGCGTTTTACATCTTCCTCGTTAAGGACACCATCACCATTCTTATCATACCCGACTCTCCTCCAGGTCGCAAGGGTGATGCCGTATTTTGTTGGACCGCCCTTATCTTTCTTGTTATTTGTGTATTTGTCCGTTTCCCAACTGAGGATAAACGGAACGAGTTTACTAGAATCAGCCATGTTTACTTCTCCTCCTCGCTATAATCATTTCTTTGAATAATGCAGCCAAATACAATAATGCTTACTATAATAGCTGCCACCATAATAATCGCTAACATCATATCTTTTCCTCCTTTTCCGTGTAATTTAGATAGTCTGACAAATATGGAATCTTCTCGATAAATTTGAAGCGCATGAGATAATAGAGGAAACTCACTACATACCAAGGTGGTGTTCCCTTTCGGAAAATCTGTTTCAAGTTCTTAAGAATATTGCATCCGTAGAACCATAATACTAGGTACGAGATAAAGGAAACGCATTGGACCGAGCCTTCCATCTGTCCTTTGAATCGCCCGATTGCATATACTGCTGCGCAAAGAACGAAGAACACGGTAGCGTGACCGATGCACACAACTGCTTTCTTCAACTCGAAGTTCTCTCCTTTTGCAATCATGCCACTAAGATAACCGAAAATAAAGTTGAGGGTGAAGACGATCATAAGCGAAGACAACTCGCCTTCAATCGGTTTAAGATAGGCGAGGAGTGCAAGAACTACGCCTACAACAATATCTTTAATTCTATTTGCCATACTATAACTATTTGATGATTAAACAATAACGCTGCAAATATACAACAAAATATTTAATCATCAAATAGATTTCACGAAAAAGTGCAAAACTTTATTCTAACATATAAAAAAGAGAGGCAATCACTTACCTCTCTTACTCAACTTGTAAGGAATACTTACATGTTCAACTATTATTTTCTCTTACTCTTAATGAAGTGCAGTATATCCCACTTCTTAAAATATCGGGTGTGCCCTCGCTTTTTGCATTCTCCGTTCGGAATGTCACCCCTAGCGACCATCCTGTTCAACGTAGCATCAGAAACATGCAGTTTCTCCTTGACTTCCTCGGTAGATAGCATCGGGTTAAGCATATCGGGGATGATGTCGCACAATCTATCTAGGTCATCATCGCTCATTCCGCAAGCGGTGATGACCTCACCATTTCGCTGCTGCTCGTCAGCCTTAAAGCAAGCATCACTCAGCGACTTAAAAGCCGTTCCGAGCATCTTATAATTCAATATCTTTCCCATTATGCACAGATTTTACGTCCTAACTTACTTCGACTGATAAACAAATCCACAAAAGAGTACAGATAGAATATTGCCGTTACCACCATGACCGTATAGCAAGAATCTACCATATCTTTGGTGGTATACCAACTCCATTCCACAATGTGAGCCGCATTGATGCTTGCAAAGTAGAAGAAGGGAATGCGGTATCTCCAACACAAGAAGAAAAATCGGCTTGCTAATATCAAAACCATTGGCAGGACGTACACCATAAAATATATGTAGAGATAGCAAGTTGCATTCTCCGCATAAGGGATGAACATTTCACGAGGATGCTGAGAGAATTCATAAATGCCGTATGCGTGAAAGCACATAAGTGTAATAGGAACGTACTTACAAAACCATCTGAAAAATTTCAGAATCCTTCTGCTATACCGATTACCGTGTCGCATCAGTAAGTCCATAACCTCACTGACATCTTTGTCTTTCAACCACTTTAACAGGTTGTCTTCGTCTTCTTTATTCATAAGCGTTGATTTAAATTAAATGATGTTGCAAAGATACACTCTTTTGCACAAAACAATCGGAAATGAGAATATTTTTGTGTTAAACTTTATAAAAAGTAACAATCTGAAAGTAGATGGCTGCAAAAATAGCGTTAGAACGGCTTCCTTACCAAATTCTAACGCTATTAGTGTTTATCCTATCACAACCTCAAGGCTCTCCATATCAGCGAACTTCAAGCCGCAATCCTTAGCAGCCTTGAAAAGCTCTTTCTCGTCAACTGCCTCGATGGCTACCTCTACCTCGGCATTGGCAAGGTCTGAGAAGTACTTCTCTGTCTTCTGCTTCTGATTGAAGAAGTACTCATTGACCTCAGCGAACCTGGCTGAATCGTCCTTGGTGTATTCGTAGCCCTCATTGGCGTGCTTCTGCTCCAACTGCTGGCACTCCTGAAGCTTGCACTGCATCTCCTCGAACTTATCGTCCTTCAAGCTCTGCTGCGCTTCCTCCACATCCTTGTCGTAGGTATCGGCTACTTGGCGCAGTGCCTTCATATTCTTCCAAACTCGCATAGCGGCATCATCGCTCATTGATGATGTCTTCAATGCCTTCAATGTCTTGTAGGCTGCAACAGCCTCGAATGTCTTAATCTTTTTCATAATTGTTTCTTTATTTTTATGTTATACAATATTCTTCTCCAGATTGCTATAGCAGAATACCTTTCCTATTAACAGTGCAAAGTTAAGAAAATAATTCCGAATAGCAATGCAGGAGGAGCAAAAATTACGAATTTAATCAGCTTCCCCACGTTGGGTAATCACTAGGTCGCAACGTGTCTGCTTTCTCGGTGAGAACGTAAACCACAAATACGTTTCTAGCACATTTATTATATTAAGAACATCTACGTTTTAATACATAATATAACTACCTCCTGGAGGAACTTGTTTCCATCCACCATCTATATTAATTTCAAAAGATAATTGACACATTTGTCCGTAATACCCTCCTTCATAAACATTATCAAATCTTATATATACTTCAATATAATCTGTTCTATCACCTTCAGGAATAGTTACAGAGCCTGTATCTTGACCAGAGCTATTAGATACATAACCTCTTCCGTATGTTGTCTTATTATTACCATACGTACAAACACTTCTAAATGTACCATCACTAACTGTAAATGTAACATCAGGAAGTTTATATATTCTAGCTTTACAAATACAAGTAGCACCAACTAATTGTCTCAACGATGAGAAATCAACAAAACCACTAGAACCACTTTTAATACTTTCCATATTAATTTGTCTAGGATAATATTTAAAACTAATAGCACCCGGAAGAGATATAAAAATTATTTTTGTATCATCATATAAAGTTGCATTACGAGTATACGCCAAAAAAGGTACAATACCAATAATCTTATCTCCAATGCCTATATCAAAAGTTATTTCTTTACTAACGTATACAAAATCTGTTGGTTTTTGGCAATTACCAACATAATAATTTTTATAAATCTTATCAGTAGTATTATATGGTGAATCATAACGAATCTGAATCCAAAAAGACCAAGCTAAAGATAAATCAGTTATTATATCATCTATAGTAAGATTTGTATTATCATCCACATTTGTATTCTTATATAGAACACAATTAAGTTTAGGAGTTGAAGAATAATAAACTTCAACGGTATGAAATTGAGGAAGAGAAGTCAGAAATGTATAGCTTGTTGCTTTACTATTATAATTTCTAAAATCACTTAATCTATAAGGAGAATTAGCACCACCTTTTGGAAAGTGTTTTCCTGATACATTTGTACTTGTATTATCATGAATACCGCCAGTTCTACCATATACATTGTCTATATGAAAGTTGTAACAACCATTAAACGCAAAACCTTCTCCTCCATAATTATTACGTAAGTTCTTATAAGTATCCATAGGTATATTCATACCACAACGAACAACACAAGTATATTTACTATATGAAGATGTTACTATTTCATCAGAGTCTTCTCTAATAGGATATTCTTTAAATTCACCTTTACAACTAATAGGTTTATACTTACTCCATATATTTATATTTTCACTCTTACAAAGAGTAGCAAGGTCATTGCTACTCTCTCCAAGAGCTCGTTTAACATCATCAATGCTAACAGGAGCACTAATAATTCCAGTTTCACTATTGTAAGACATAATCTTTATTTTTTTAATATTCAACTTCAGTTCCTTATTCTGTTACAACTTCTTTAGTAACAACTCGCTCTACTGTTACATTGAACACTTTCGCAAATCATAACATAAATCGTTCCATACGCTTAATCTTTAGAACTTAAAACACTAGGCAAGGCAGCTCTATAAGAGCCACCCTGCGTTAATACTCACGATACTTACTCTGCTGCCTCGCTTGCCATATTAGCAGCGATAGCGGAATTAACCTCCTTAATCAATGCTGATACCTCACTGAGCTTGCTCTGCGGGATGCCGCTGATGTTGTAGGTCAGCTCGCTGCCGTTGGAGCTTGCGTTCGCATTGCCGAGATAATTACCATTTGGGTCACCATAGATACTCATATTGATGCTCTCAATGTTGCCACCCGTCTTGTCAACATTGTAGGTGATTTCTACTCGATAGCCGCCCTTGGTGTAAGTGGCAGCTGTCTGTTCACTTTTCTTGTTAATCTTTAAATTCTCCATTTTCTAATCTAATTTAATGAATTAATATTCTTGTTATCTAATCTCTTCTTGTTGCAGTCTTCCTTATCTCCGCTCAATCGCTGAACCTCTGATTCGAGGAAGACCACCCGAGCCTTCAACCTGCTGACCTCATCGCCCACCTGCTCGATAGCACCGAATGCCGTTGCAATCAGCTTCGGAGACCAGTAGTTAATCTTGTAGTAGCCCTTCTCGTCCGTCTCAACGATGTCCTTTAAGTGAGGGTTGCACAAGACGTGCTGGGCAATCCAACCGATAGACCTTGTATTGTCCTTCTTCCAAGCAAAGCCGAACGTGCCACCCATTGCCTTGATGATGCCGAAGTAGTCCAGCTTCCGCAAATCCTGCTTCAAGCGGATGTCAGAAGATTGATAAGCTGTAACTCCACCTTTAGCAAGAATGCTATTAGGGAAGTAAGTATTCATATAAGGGTCATAATCATATATATGACCAGTAGTACTAATTGTATATCTGTCACTAGTATAATTATATTTAGTTAAAGCTAAAGCTCTAATTTTAGCAACAATACCATTACGTAAATTAGTATTATTGCTAGGATGACTAAATACTAATCTTACATAACGATATGTATCATTACCAACATTTACACCTAAAGGACCAACACAAATATCACATTTGTGTGACCATCCAGATATTATTTTAGAAACATATTCTTTATAACCACCAGTACTACTTCCAAAGTATACTTGACATTTTATATCAACTCCATTATTTACATCAACACTTATCCAACTAAGTTCTTGATATGTTTCATCAGGAATCTTAACAGTAACTCTAAGTTGATTTTTCTTTATTTGAGCAAGTTTATCAGCATTAGTATCACCAAGCATATTATTAGACCCTAAAAAATAATTAAATACCCTAGCATTATCATTTACAAGATTAAATCTATTTTCTGGATTACCAGGATATGTATTCCAACTAGCACCGTTATCCATTGAATATTCTACTTGTATATTATCCTGAGGAATACCATTAAACATATTAGTAACATTAGCAGCAATACTACCATCCCAATTTTTTACTTTAGTACCAAAAGCGTTTACGTCAGCAGTAGTAGCATTTATAGCTTTAGCTGTTAATAAGCTGTTAATAGTAGTAGAACCATTAATACGAGTATCACCATTAATAGTAATATTACCGCAACTAATAGTATTATTTACATTAAGAGCTTTAAAACTAGCACTACCACTTTGTGATATTTGCCAATAAGTACTACCTATTTGACTACATATATCTTGAACTTTTACCCAATTACTATTATTACCATTACCTAAATATAAATCACCACCACTACCTCCAATTCTAGCTCCACTATCAGGAGTTATGGTTGTAATACCTGGAAATTTAAGTGTACCATTACTTCTTTTATTAGAATAATAATTAAATACAGTTCCATCGGCTATACCTAAATATATAGCATTAGCAACAGTATCATATTTAAGACCAGCCCAATCACTATACTCCCAGTCGACTGCTCCAAAACGAATAGCAGCACCAGTATTAAATACTACTTGGTCTTTTATAGCTGATATACGAGCATTAGCATTTACATTATTATTTAATATTATAGCTCCGTTTTCAGAATCACTATTGTTTATATATATAGTTCCATTAACATTACCAGTACCATCAAAACTTTGACCCCAAATAGTTCTTGCTGTTGCAAGTTTGGTTGCAGAAGCTACATTATCAGAAATTAACGCTAATGTACCATTATGCGATGGCAAATAAACTGAATTTCCATAATTACCAGTAGTTTGTAATCTAGTAGAAAAATCATGTTTACCGCTATTATCATTATGAAAGTCAATATATTTACCTACTTCCATTACTCCATCGTTTCCTATACTAGGTATATGTCCATAGGGTGCAAAATTATTGCCATTAACTTGATAACCATCAACAGTATCAGCATTGCCAGCACTACTAGCATAATTAACACTAATATTTGAAATACTTTTGGTAGTTCCACCAACTGTTATACTAATTCCCTTATCAGAATTAGATAGAGCAGTAAGAAGTCCATTAGCATGATAACCGTCTAATTTATCAGCATTACCTCCATTTGCAGGAAGAGTAGTAGGTATTTGACTAGTTAAAGCTAAAGTACCTGTAGCTCTAGGAACAGTTATATCGTGTGCTATAGTTTCTGCACTAGAATTTGTATTATACCATCTAAAATGAATTTGCTCATTTGAAGCATCATCACCTACCGCTATTTCTAAAGTTCCACTATTAGCAGAAGTTTCTAAATGTCTAATCCATCCACTATCATTATTTGAATTACCATTATATGGGTCAGCAAATGCTATACCGTTAGAATAAAGAATTGTTCCACGGCATGAAGTATTATATGCTAATCCGCCAGGCATACCTGCTACAAGAGTAAGTCTATTATTATTACCTCCAGCAGTACCGACACCTTGAATCCAAATACGCTTGTTATTCATAACAAGTTGTTTATCAAGGTTTATGTTTGTATTATCAAACCATAGTTTAGCAACTTTAGTTTCGTCACTATTATATATTGCTATACCACTTACATTGACATTATTGGCAGATTTAATACAAAACGTACCAACAATATTGTGGTCTCCAATATAAGCGTCATCTCCTACTAAATACCAAGTATTATTAGCAAATTTAGGATAACGACTATCACTAAGTCTACTATCATTAATAGTAACATAATTTGCTAAACTTTGATGAGAAGTAAGATAAGTTCCTAAATCTACAGCAGTTCCACCAGTAGCTGCAATAGTTTTAGTAACACCGTTAATCTTAACACTATGTGTATGACTAGTTGCCGACTTACCACTAAGAAGTGAATCTACACTACTTTTGGTATAATAGTTAGCAAGACTTTGGTGAGAAGTTAAAAACGTTGTTCCCTTTGTCACGATGATAGTCGTTCCGCTCTTACTGATGGCTGTCACTGCGTTTCCACTACCGCTAACGCTAACGTTCATAGCCGAGCCTCCTTCTAGGCTAGAGATACGAGAATCAAGAGCCTTGATGGAGTAGGCAGAAGCTATCTCAGACAGCGATTCTGATGTAAGCTTCAAGGCACTTGAATAACTCTTCACACTGCCGTTTAAGCCGCCACCACCGCCCGTGGTAGATGCTCCTGCTCCGTATGCCGTGATACCGCCTGTGGCATAGAGATTACCATCAATCTTGATAGCCTTGTTTGTGGAATCATACGTGAGCTTAATGCCATGGAAGGAGATTGCGCCCTCGAAGGTAGCATCGCCCGATACACCAAGTTTAGAGAATGGTGCGTTTGGCTTCAAAGACACAAGGTCGGCAACGCTCGTTCCTGCACTTCCTGCCTTCCAAGTCGGCTCGAAGAAGATGAGGTATGCGCCAAGATTCTTTTCGCTGATGATAAACGATGTCGGGTCTGCGTGAACCTTTCCGCTCACATCCCACCAGATAGCACCATTGGCAAGATAGCCAGAGCCATCGAAGCGGATGAGGGAGGTTGCAGGGGTAAGATTTCCGCTATTATAGTCCTTATCCACCATCTGACCGCCCCACCATGTTGCGATACTCTTCTTTCCTCTATTTGGGTCTATTGCTCCATTGATACCGCTCTGAACGTTTCCGTCTCCGTCTCTCAGCGCAAGGAGTGTTGTCATTACAAGACCACCGTCAATATCTGTAGTCTGACCGAGCGCATCCTTGAGATACTTGTAACCTGCGAGGTCTGTGATATTCTGCTTCAAGTCACCATATATCTTGCTAGTGATATAGGCGTTTGCCAAACCCAGCTTGTCATAGAAGGCAGAATATGCGCTTTGAAAGTTGGTGAACTTCGTTCCCACGGCTGAGACGATAGCAGCCTTGCCGTTGGTATCAGTCTCATTGTATCTTTTAGATATATCTGAAAGATCCGTAACGAGTTCCGTCTTGGCAGTCGTGAGGGTAGCAAAAGCGGCATTGAGGTCGGTGAGCTCCTTGGTACTCTTTAACACCTCTGCGTTCTTCACCTCATTGTACGACTTCTGTGCTGCCGCAAAATCATCTTCAAGTCGCTTAGAATCCTGCGCCATTGCTGCAATCTCGGAAGGCTCTAGGTAGCCATTGGTAACATAACTATCGAATGCCTTCTTGTTATCAGTGACCGTCTTTCCGAGGTTCTTAATGTCCGTCTGTGCGGTCTGTGCCGCCTTCTGAGCATCTTCTGCTGCCTTTTTGGCTGCGTTGGCAACGGTATCATCGGTGTATTTAGATGCTTTAATCCAATCACCGATGGCGAACTGAGAACCTGCCGCTTTGTTGGTCTGACAGCGCAATACCTCATTCTTGTAGGTACTGCCGTCAGAAGGATAAGTGGCATTAACCCATATATCGCCAACCTGATAAGGTGTCGTAGGCTGAACGCTGAACACCTTCATTTTCCCGTTTGCGGTCTCCTGTGCCATTCTTGCATCGGAAAGGGCTTTGGCGATGTCGGTATCTGTAATGATAGTCCACTTATAGGTGTTGCTATCCTTGGCAAAGCGGTATGCCTTGCCCGTCTTGTTGTCGTAGTAAAGGTCGCCAAGATGGATTTCTTTATCCTTATCGGTCTTCCAACTGATGGCTGGGGCATTCTTCAAGGTAGGAACACCATCATAGAACCACGTTTCGATAGCACCATCCACCTGATTCTGCAAGTCGGCAATGACCTGCGAGTTCTTGATGAGATTGTTTACCTGCTCCTCGGTCAAGCCCTTTGCTGAGTTCTCCTTAATATACTGAGACAATTCCTTGCCATCCACAGTGGATTTAGCGGAAATCTTAGCCTTAACAGACATTTGCTTAGTGCTGCTATCATATCTGATATAAGAGCTGCCCTCATAGCCATTCTCCTTTGTAGGTCTATCGCCTACATACATATCACCATAGACGTTGAAGAATGCCTTGTTATTCTGCTTATTCACACCATATTCCACGTACTCCCTATTGGCAAAGGAATAGCTGTTGATGCCGTGATAGAGGCTGATGGATGGCGAATAGGTATCTACTGCCGAGAAGATAAGGCAGTTCTGACGTTCTACATCGGTTCTATTACCGCACTGGTTGAGCACATCACCTTTAGCAGGTACGTCGCTTGCCGTAGCGCAATCGGTATCGGAGAGGTCGATATAATGATACTTCTTTCCTTCCAGCTCTACAGGGTCTTCATCACGACCGATTACCAATCGCCAATAGAAGTGATTGCCAGCCTTGTGATAAGTGCCCTTGCGAACATTGAATGATTCCGAGCGCACCTGGTCGCCAACAGCGAAATCGTTATCCACGGCATCGCCTTCCTGCTCTGCTAAGAAATAGCAACGATAAGCCTTCTGTGACACATTATTATATGTCACAGTAACCTCTTCTACCTTATGAGCCACCACACCGCCAGCAGGAGAGATTATCTCCTTACCACCGATGGTGGATGTTTTATTGATGACCAGCTCCTCGAAGATAGCCTTCATTCTTACCTCCAAGTAATCTGTGATGAGGTGCGAACGACCTTCTGCGTCTGGAGTCCACGAGCCTCCGTTCTCATTGTTGGAGTTACCGACATGCAACCCACTAAAGAACTTCTGCACCTTTTCCCAAGTGATTGTGCCCTTTGCGGTGTTATCCTGCAGCCTAGATACAAACTCCATCCTAGAACGTCTAGCAGAATAAACGTTACTATCGGATGCAGGAGTGGTATCGTTCATGCCAATTACATAGACACCTCCACCATTACCGCTTCCTGTGCCGCCTATCTGCATTCCATTCACCTTGATGGAATCAACCTTATCTTCCAACTTACCCAACCGGCTAGTAGCTGCCTTCTCGCCAACCGTGTACTGAGGGTGGTCGTAAGGGATATCCAAAGGTATCTCCATTCCGATGATACGAGAGTTTCGGTAGTGCTTGCCATCCGCATCCACCTGCGCAAACATATCATTAATCAGCTTTACCTGTTCACCGAGAGGATGGTAATCGTATATTCCATCATTGTAGAACTTGTCGCCATCCATCGTGCAGGTGAAGTTTGAATTGCTGATCATGGTCTTCTGATAGTACTGCTTCGCTCTATCGAACAGAGATAATTGAGCAGTAGGGATGAGGTCCGTATCTGTAATCTTAGTTGCGTCCCAATTGAACAGGAAGTACTTATCACCTACCTTCGGGCACATAACGCCATCGGGAAGAGTTCTTCCGTAAGTGTCATTAGCAACAATCTCAAAGTAGTTAACCTTGTCAATGACTTTGAAACTAACATCGAACTCCATACCCATGAGAGCACCGCTAGTGAACTTGATGCCTAAAGTGAGGTTACTCTTTATCCAACTCTCCTTGAAGCTATTAGTGAAAGAGTCTGTAGAAGTAACCTGCCAAAACGTCTGTGTAGTCTTCGTCCCGTCTTCGTTATCAACGGTGCTATCATACGTCTTGATACTGCTGACAACACTCTCAACCTTTGGATATTCTTCCTCGAACATCACGACACCTTCGATAGCCTGCTTGTCGTTCTTCACGACATTCACATTCTCCAGGTAGCCATCCTTGGCGTAGAAACCATCACTATCCACTTCCTTGTTAGGGAGCATGAGGTAATCTGTAGCAACACCATCGGTGGTGACGTCCGCATCGGCACCAGTGAAATATCCCTTCGGAATATTTCTGTCTGAGCCGAATGCGTACAGTCTCGTAATATAAGTTGACTTAGATTCCGAATAGGACATAGACAGAACATTAACATCCTGTTCGAATGTTGCCTGCCCTTCCATTTCGCAATATCCAAGGTATATAATAGAGCCATCTATCCACCACTCGCAGTTGAGTGCGTCTTCAGAACAGATGGCGTTGAGAGCATCGAGAATGCTGATAGAGCCGTACTCGATCAAGAATCTCTTCTGAACATCGAAAGCCTTGTTGTTGTACGTAGTGTAGTCAACAGAGAAATCCTTGCCATTATACGTAAGACCTAGTGCCTTTAGGTTGCCGAGTATAACGTTCATGTGTACACCTACAGTTGTGGTGAGGTTGAAGGAGGTCTCGTTGGCTCCGTGCTGAGGGCGATACTTGCAAATCTTATTCTTCCAAGACATATAGTAGGCATCCATCTGCATTTCGTAGTCGTAGCCATCACTATCATTGTGCTTAGGGAAGTATGATGATGTAAGCTCAAAGTAGCCGAAGTCGGGAATCTCCACGGAGTCCCCAATCTCGAAATAGACAGGAGTAGCCGTAGTGAACTTCAAGATGATGTAGTGGTGGTCCATAAGCTGATATGACAGCTTAGAACCCTCACCGAAGTCCTCTAATGTGAAGAATACCTTGTTATTTCTCTTAATCTGAATCATTAGCTTGTATATTTACTTGTTTCACCTCTGTCACTAGGGTCTGGCTCGTTGAGCTTTAGGCTGAACTTTGCCATTTCCCGAATGCACTGACTAAACTGAGTGCAGGAGAGATAGATGCACCGATACCACACATTAGGCTGGAATCGGGTGCGGATAACCAACTCTCCCTTGGCAAGAACCTCCTCGCAGAACCTAGCATAGTTCGTCAAGAACGTATCTGAGTCCTTGGCGGTCATATTGAACGGCAGCGTTATCTCCCTCTCATCCAATCTAGGATTGTGCTTGATAACCGACTTTCCGTCCTTTGAGCGATATTTGTTGCTGATGAACTCCTTGTTTGGTGCAGGGGTCATGAGCGCACTGAGGGCAGTTTCGTCTAGGAAGATGCCCCACGTAAGGTAGGCATCATTACCATTTATGTAAAGTTGTCCTTTAAGCATAACTATTTAATCATTAAATAACCTCGTAGGCTTCGCTGAGAGCCGCTTTTGCTATTGTTGAGTATAGTTGTAAGGGCTGACAAGCGAAAAGCCTATAGAGGTCAAATATCCTTTAATCTTCTGTTCATATCATCCAGCTTGGCTCCGAAGTCATTATAGGTGAGCTTTGAATACTTCACGATGTCTTCGAGGTAGCTGTTTGTCATAATCATCATATTTCTAATCTCCAATACTGCGCCATTGGTTGAGATACCGAGTGTAACGATGCTCTCCATCTGTGATATGGTGGTAGTCATGTTCTGAGCGATGGACTCTCCTGCAATCTGCAGGGCGGTGAAGCGACCATTCAGCTCGTCTGCGGTATCTTGCCCCATAGATGCCCATCCTCCGCTTGTTGCGGTCTGTGATGAGGATGAGGAACCAGTGTAGCCTGTCACCTTCGCCCAATCATCACGTCTCTTCAATCCTTCCTGGACAATATCATCGTAACGCTTGTTGAATGCTTCTATGTCTGTTTCGGTAAGCTTGCCATCGTTGTCCTTGATAGCCTTCGCCCAATCATCATAGAGCTTCTTCAAGTCGCCGTTGATGAGGTCTTCCATAGAGTAGGAGAGAAGAGCCTTCTGCATCATTTCGGAGAAATCGTCTGCGAAATCCTGCGCTGACTTGCTCATATCCATGAGGTCTGAAACGAAGCTATCCTTCATGCTGTCAAAGGAAATCTGTGTAAGGCTTTCCTTCAGCTTGTCTGGTAGTTCATCCAGCTTGCCCGCTTGGTCTATGTAGTCATTCAGCTTTTCCGTCAGACGTCCGCCATAGTTGCCCTTACCAGTGTTCTCGATGTGCTCCCAAATAGCAACATTGCCACGGAGAAGCTTCATTTCCTCTGGACTGAGAGAGAAGAGGTCACCGTTGAAGTCTGATTTGACGTTCTTCTTGATCCAATCCATCTCGTCACTACCGAAGCCGCCCCAATAAGCGTTCCATGAGTGGTGCGAACCATGATAGCTTGCCTGCGCCTTTGCGATGTCGAGGTAGTTCTGATTGGTCTCCTGCTGATTCTTATAGGCTTGCTCGTAGTATGAGGTTGCCTTGGAACCATAGGAGTTTTCCATTGCGTCAGTCAAATCCTCGATGGATTGCTGCAAGAGGGTGTTTCTATCCGTCAGTCTTTCGATGGTGTCATTGACTTTCTTTGCATTTCCATCTCCACCGAACAGACTATTAAAGCCACCGAATGAAAGCGTGTTGAGGATATGAGAAACGTTGTTCCCGATACTCTTCAATGGCTTCATAACGATGTCGCCCGATAGAGCATCATCAAGGATGCCCGTTACTGCGCCAAAGACCGTGTCCATGAGGTTGCTGATGAGTGTTCCGAAACCATCTTTCAGAATATCGAGGATGCCGAGTATTGCGGAGATTATTTCACCTGCCATACCGCTATCCCCTAAAGCTTTCGTCAGAGATTTGGCTGCGTCACTATCTTTACCGAGCAACCCTTGGATGCCCTTTGCGAGCGTGTTAGCAACGTCCTTCTGCATGTTGCCGCCGAAAAGCTTGTCAAGCCCTAGGATAGAGTTTCCTATGCCTTTGAGTGACCCCGATGTAAGACCCTGCAAACCATTTTCAAGTTGCTGGAACTGAGAAACTGCCTTCTGTGCAGATGTCTGCAAGTCTGATGATGCCTTCTGAACTGATGAACCGAACTCCAAAACGTTGTTAGATGCGGTAGCAAGTACGCCCTGCGCTCTAGAGAGGTCGGCTTCAGCCTTGCTGATACTTGTCTTGTCACCGCTCTTCTTAGCCTTGGCGAGGTCTTCCTGCGCCTTGGTGACAGCTTTTGTGGCTTCAATCTCTCGCTCCTGTGCATCAATATAGCCCTGCATGGCTGACTGATAGGAATTGATATCGTCAGAGACTTTCTTGAAGATGTCACTATTCCAGATGGTGGCAGAGCCTTGTAACTTGGAGATAAGTTCCTGTATGGTCTTCTGCTCATTGACATCTGTTGTGCTCTTGGAGAGCTCTTGCAGCTTCTCAATGGTAGGCTCCAGTTGGTCCTTGAACATAGCACCGAAGTCTCCGAAGACGCTTCCCCAATCGATGTTCTGTCTGATGGCATTTATCTCGATGGTTTGGAGGTCCTTCTTCTTCTGCTGCTGAAGAGAGAGCTTTTCGCCCTGCGTCTGAGCCTTGGCAATCTTCTCTTCATACTCCTCGGCAATGGCTTGTTTCTGCTGATAGAGTGAACCATACTCCTTCAAGTAGTCACGCATAGAGGTGAGGGCTTCCCTGTTGACCTCATCAAGCTTCTTATTATACTCTTGGGTAGCGAGGTCTCTAGCCTTATTGAGGGCATTGGACTGAGCAGAGGTAAGGGTTACTTTCTTGCCAACTTCCTTGTTTTTCTTCTTGAACTCTGCTTCCTGCTTGTCAATTTCGGCTTTGCGCTTGGCATAGTCGTTCTTGATTTGAGCAAGCTTCTTCTCCGTGCCTTCCTGCATGAGGGAGATAGTTTCATCTGTATTTTTCTGCTGCAAAGTCTTCAAGCGGTTGTTTAAATCCTCTTGGGCTTTGATAGTCTTGTTTTCTTCCTTAATGCGAGTCTTACGAGATGTAACTGCCGCTCTTGCTGCCCTTCCGCTTACATCACCACCTAGTTTCGAGTAGGCATCCTTGGCTGCTTTCAAGTTTTGGGTGGCGGTTTCGTACTGAGAAGCGGTGTATTTGCTCTTATTTCTCTCCATAGCAGCAACCCTCCTCTTGGCTGCGTTGTATTCACGCTGCGTCCTGTTGTAAGCTTGCTGATAGGTTTCCGTAGAACCATTGTTAGCCAACGCTTGTGCTCTTTTTTTTGCTTGGTTGAGGGATTGTTTGGCTGTATTCCATTGAGCCCTAAAAACCAAAGGTATTGTCGTTGCGCCAGTGACCGCCCAATTACGCTTCATCGCTAAGAGGTTATTCAGAACCTTTGTTTTCTCAGACTCCTGCATGCGGAGATTCAGATCAGCAGGATTCTTCTTGATGTCTTCTCGAAGACCTGCTATCTCTTTCTGAGCCTTATTGATGAACGCATCCAATCTACTCTCACCTGTGGCGTAGTTGATGGTTTCGTTGGCAGCTTGCCAATCGTTGGCCAGATTGATTGCTTCGTCATAGAAGTCAAAGATTTCTTGACGTACACTTTCGTTCTCCTGTGCTTCTTGCAAGCGAACTTCGATAGGCTTTGCATTCTCGGCTGCTTGGTCTCGAAGTTGGATGATGTTGGAAAGCTTTTCTTCTGCTTGGTCAAGGTCTTCTTTGGCTTGGTTTATCTGTGATGAGATAGCGATGCCACCTTGACCGCCATTGGCTGCGTCTGCTCTGAGTTGCATTTGAAGCTCCTCAACCTTCTTTCGATACTTCTCAACTTCCTCAACTGCCTTGTCGTACTTCAACTCATCCATGCTCTCGGCAACTTCCTTCTGCGTCTTAGCAAAATCGGCAGATGCTAGTTGAGCTTGTGAGTATTGCTCTGTTAACTGAGGTGCGAGGTTGGAGAGTTTTTGGTAAGCTTCTGCCTTCTCGTATTCTGTAGCTGTCTCAGACTGAATTGTTCTGATAAGGCTTTCGATATTCTGCTGACGTTCCTTTACCTTGTTATCAAACTCATCCCATGCTTCATTGGATTTCCTTACTGCCGTTTCATGTGCCGTCTCAGCTGTGGCAAGCTTATATACGGCATAGGTTACTGCTGCGATTGTGGCAGCTATCCAAAAAAGAGGACTTGAGAACATAGAAGCATTCCATGCGTCCTGTGCCCTTTTGCAGAGAAGGGTGACCTGTGCCCATATTCCTTTGGCTGCGGTGTCTCTTGCGGTAGCTGCGGTATTCAAGCCTTGGGATGCAGTGTTAGCCGTATTGGCTGCTGTATTTGCTTCTGTGGCTGCGGTTGCAGCAGTTTCTCTAGCCGTTTGGAGTTGCTTTGCGATGGTATTCCTTTCGTTAACGGCAGTGTTGAGTTTAATTTCTGCTGTCTCTACCTTCTGCCCATCTGTATAGGATTCCAGGGCATCGTAAGCATCTTGGAGTGATTGAACCTCATTATCCTGCATAGCAAGTTTGTTCTCCAATGCCTTCACTTCCTCTGCGGCTGCGGTGGCTGCGTCTGCCTTTGCTTTTGCCTGCGCCTGTAGTTCGGCAACGTAAGCCGCGACCTCTTCACGCTTAGATGCTACCAGCTCTGCCTGTGCTGCTGATAATTGACCTTTAGCTACTGCTTCTTCAAGGTCTGTCTTCTTTGCTTCTTCCTTCATAGGGAGCAAAGATTCAAGAGCTGACAACTCGGCTGCATATCCTGCATTTGTTGTTGCTGTGTCAAAGGCTGCTACACTTACCGCCATTGCCTTATAAAGACCGATGGCAGATGCGGCTGCAAGGATAACCTCACCTATCTCCTTCCAATGGTCGATAACCTTAGATGTGATATCCAAAGCATCATTCATCAAGCCTTCGGTCTGTGTGCCGAGGTCATTAATAGCCATTTCGATGGTGTCTTGGATATTACTTATCTGACCCGTAATAGAGTGAGATTGCTTTTCCATCAATCCACCGAACTTGCCGCCTTCATTGGTAAGACTTTCGATAGCCTTCTTTACTTCGGGGAAACCTACCTTACCTGCTGTCACCAATTCCGAGACCTTATCCTTGGTAACTCCGAACTGCTTGGCAAGTTCCTCTGTCAAAGGAATACCGCGACCTGTAAATTGCATCAAGTCTCTTGTGAACAATCGACCTTGCACCATCGTGGTACCATAGAGCCATGTGAGGTCCTGCAAGTTCAATCCCAATCCTGCTGATACGTCACCGAGCCTTCTCATGGTATCGGTAATCTCGTTGGCTGCAAATCCGTATGCAAGGAGCTGCTTTGCGCCATTTACCACACCCTTCATGTCAAAAGGTGTAGAAGCAGCAAGGTTGGCGAGGTCCGAAATCATTCCCTTTGCCTTCTGTCCGCTACCGAGCATGGTTTCAAAGGCAATTTCAAACTGCTGAAACTCTCCTCGGACAGTACCCAATGTGCTGATGATTTCCTTTGCCGTAAAGCCAGCGAAAGCCATCGATGCAACGGACTTGATGCGATTGAAAACGTTCTCAATGCTCTGGCCCTGCTGCTCGACTGCTCTTGCTGTCTGTGATACTCCATCCTGTACCCCTCGAAAGGCTTTCAGTACGGATGAATTATCGCCTGTTATGTCAAACTTGATACTTGCCATTTTTTTATTCTGTCAATTACGTAAAGGTGCACCTCCTCACCAAAACCTTTATTCTTTACTTTGTTCTTGTTAGTGAAGGAGGTTAAATTGGATTCTCTTCGCTCTGTCTGATCAGCTCCATGAGGTCCTCTTTGTTATCTCCGCTGAAGACCTTTTCTGTTGCTGATGGAATGTGAGCCTTCTTTCTTTCCTCATCGGATAGATAGATGGAAGTTATCTTATCCTTCATCATAAGCGTGAGGTTGTTGTATGATATTTCCCACAGAACATAGTCAAGGGTCCACTTGTATCTCTCGCAAGCTGCGTCAATGAGAGAGCCCCAAATGGTTCTGCCACCAAAGATATACTGATTACTGGAGTCTTTGGCTTGATTTATCTTCTCCATACGCTCCGCTTCCTTGTCTATTCCACATTCCGTGATGATGTCGTGAAGCTTGTTGTCTGAGAGTATGGTGATGAGAAGGGTTGCTATGTCATCGTTATCACAGAACTTGAAGATGATGTTTTCCCTTGCCTTCAATATGCGTGAACTGAGCATATCGGATTTCTTCTGAAGAGTGTGGTAGGCTATTATCTTACAGCAAAGACTTCGATTCTCCTCTACTACACGGAGTGCTTCAATGAGGGGATTCAGCTTTAAGTTATCATCTTTGATACCTAGCTGCTTAATCAATGGAGCAGTCAAATACATCTTGCCTAAAGTCTGTGGGTAGATAAACAAATGTCTTCTACCTACCTGTATGCCTAGAGGTGTATCTGTTAACACCATGGCTATAATAGCGCCAATTTCGATGTCATTCTTCATAAGCCAACAAAATTTGTTAGCACCCAAGGCAGGACTCGAACCTGCGTCTTTCAACCAGCATTTTAAAGACCAACTGGATTTCATGTGACGGACTTTGGTCTCGCTCTAACCAACTGAGCTACTTGGGTAGGTTGCCGACTGATAACCCTCAATCGGCTGAAGGGTGAAAGGAAATCAACATATTGCCTTAAACGTCACCGTCGGTTTGTCCGTTTGTTGGAACAGTTATCTCCATTGTTGTGTCTGTAGCACCTGCAGGATGCTTGAATGTAAGAACATATTCATCAGTCTTACCCTTAGCTTTCCTGGCTGTGATGATGCGCCAACGGAACTGACAATATACGGTCTCACCCTTCTTGTTGGTGGTCTTTGCTACCTCGTCACCCTCTGGCACAAGAGCCTTGTGGGTGTACTGCATCAAAGCACCATCCGCAGAAGAATATGATTCCTCTACGCTGACGGTTGAATTGCCAATATAGCAGCCAGCGTTCTCTGCATCTTCCGGCTGAACAGCGATAGCGTAGTTTCCTTCGATAAGTCCATCAATGGTAGGGAATGGCTGAGGTAAGCCCTTCTTGATGAACTCTTGATAAACGAGTTCGTAGGTGGACTTAGTTGTCTTTGAATCGACAATACCGCCACCTTCCTCCTTAGCTTCTGTTGTATCACCCTTGGTAGGGTTCAGCTGGGTAGTGTCCTCCTTTGGAGTGTCGAGTTTCTTCCAGTTGTTTGTAGCATCACTAAGGTTACGAACATAGATGGATGGTTTTCCCCATGTTGTTACTGACATAATCTTAATCGTTTATAGTTTGATACAATAATTTGTTATTAATGATGTGCTCACTTGTGCCCTCGCAAGCTATTATCCTCTGTTCACTCATAGACAAGCGGAAATCTGATCCATGAACTGCTTCGAAGGTAGAGAAAGAGAGTTGACATAACTCACGGAGCCTTGCCGTGTTCTCTTCCTTTCGGGTATTGCCTTTCTTTGTGATAGCTTGATCTTGAACATAGATGTTTACATTCACAAAAGCTTCTTGGATTTGCGAGGTTTGATTTGCTAGCACTGAGATGCAAATATCTTCCTTGCCAGTTGTACCTGTTCCATAGAATGGTCTTCCTCGCTTGCAAAGACTACCTGTTACAGCAGTCTTTAATTTCGAAGAAGAGATAATGTTGTACACATCATCCTTAATATCAATATCCGATTTCATAGCTTTATCTGATTGATTCTACTTACAGCTTTATCCACAGCGAGCTTTAGTTTACCATCAACGACGGAACGAGCCCATAACTCAGTGGATGCAAGCACATCTTTATTTTCTTTAGCTTCTACAAAGTCTGCATAGTTCATAGCCGCGACTACTACCAATGCGTAAACCTGTGAGTATTCCTTGGCTAGGTCAGCTATCATTTGTCTTCCTTCTTGTGAACCATTAGAACCATTGCCTATGGAAGCGAAGGCTGATTCTACTTGTTTCCTTCCGTAGTCAAAGATGGCATAACCGATGGAGCTTCGTAGGTTTCCTGTATGGTCTATCCAACTTTCCTCTGCCGAGCGGTCTCTTATCCTTGCATTACATTCTTCTCCTAGCTTGGCATAAGCAGTGAGGATTTCTTGCTTTATTATCGCCATAGCGGACCGAAAAAAGTTATTGAGCGCAGACTGATAGGTTGCGAGTTTTATACCCATATTTTACATTGCAGTTGATAACGATGAAAGCCGAGTACGACAAATTCCTTCACTTCGTTTCCAAAGAGCTTTACACGGATTTTGTCTCCGTACTCGAAATCACGGCATGCTCTAGGAAGGTTGTAGATGGTGTAGGAATAGTTCTTTGCAGAACCATCGGGGATAGTGATAACGTTTGCCTTGCCAGCAGGTACAATATCACACTTACAATAGTTCTCCACCCATTCTTCTGAGCCTTGAACATAGTCTCCGTTATCGTCTTCATACCCATCAGTTACATGTAGGTAATCTAGGGTATGGGCAGCGAAATCCAATACAGCCATATCTTAACCTCCTATATAAACCATCGGTTGACCCAGTGCAGGGGATTCACCGATGGTTTTGTATAAAGCATTTATTCGTACTAGCAGCCTTTCCTTATCCTTGTCAGATAGTGTTCCTATGCTCTTGTCTGACTCGGATAAGCTTACAGCTTGTATGAGAGAGTACAGACAATCAGCAAGCGCACCTTTCCATTCCTTGGACTGAGCGACCTCAAATGTATATTCATCATCACCATTAAGCTGACGTTCTATCATCTTATTCTCCAGGAATCCTAAAGGGATAGGGTAGTGGATTTCATCAATCAATGCTTGCTTTATTGTCTTCATATCAATTCAAATTAAACCTCTGGAGTGAGTTTAGAGAGAACTTCGGCTTCCTCCTCATCGCTGAGTGAGTTGAGAGCCTTAATCAGAGTCTCATCGGTTGAGTTAGTCTTCACATTGACACCAGCAGCCTTCAAAGCAGCGATGAGGTCAGCCTTCTTATACTTCTTACCCTTGTAAGTTGTATACTGATTGGTATCATCGGTAGACTCGGCATTCGTATCAACCTCCTCAGACTTGGTAGTGAGCATATAAATCTGATCTACGTCCTCGATTACTGGCAAGCAGATAGCCTGTCCTGCGGTAACCTCCTGCAAAGATGGCTCATTCTTGGAGTACTTAGAGATAAGCTTGTAGCTGTCAACGTTAGAGTACTGAACACCTGCTACTCGGTTGGTGTCCTCTGCAAGGGTACCCCAAACGAAAGAGCCTACGTTGGTGTTACAGATGAAGATAATGTTATTCTCATTCCATGGCTTAACTGATTTTGGCTTTCCGTTCTTCTCGATAATCACGGTTCGGTTGATAACCTTGATGGCTGCACCGAACTCATCCTCGAATGCTTCCGAGAAAGCTGACTCCGATGGTGTCTTGAGCTTGGTATTTTCGGTATAAGTCTTACCCTCGTAGTCGGCAACAAGCTCTTTTGCCCATTGCTCCTTGCGGATTTTCTTAATCTGCGTCTTAGCGAGCATAACCTGTATGATGGTATTGTTATCGGCATTTGCCTTTTCGAAGATTTTATCGAAATCATCACGGGTAGTAACACCATTGGTTGCTGTTTTGAAGCAGTTTGCCTTAAAATATCCATAGTCAACACGGATAGCCTTACCCGAATTGTCTGCATCTTCAACGGCAATAATACCATTAGAGAGACCTGCCAAGAAGTTCATTTCGTTACGCTCTTCGAGACCGACAGAGCAAGCGACACCATCATTCATGAGCTTGTTGATGATACGAGCCTTTGCAGTTTTAGCAGCCTGTCGTGTTGATGTAGCCTGCTCAACCAAGCCTTGCGCCTGGAATGAATTGGCTCTCGCTACAATGTTCTCATACTGAGCCTTCATGATGTTGATGTTGTTGATGTCAGACTCGAAAAGAATCTTCTTCATCGCAATCTTTGGCAACTTACCATTAGAGGTTGCGATTTGACCACGCTTCTTCAAAGGAATGTCTGAATCCATCTCAACGATGTCGGCAGCTACATATGTGGTCTTAGCTGATGAACCTTCCCACTTCTGATCTGGAGAATACACATCGGTAAGCATCTCCTTGTAAAGATAGGTACGCTTATTCGGATTCTCCTTCTCCTTAACATACAAGCTAAGTTTAGGGAAGATAGCTCGGACAAACTGAATAAAAAGTGATTCGTTCATATAAACAATCTTTTAAGTTAAAAACTAGAGCACAACTTAGTCATGCTCAAAAATAAGACTTGGGAGAGCAGTCTTGATGGCAGTTCTCTGAGTTTCGTCCTTGAACTGATAAGGCATTGCCACATCATTCACGCGACCATTATCCATGATGGCAACCGCTTCACCCTTCATGCGTGAGCGTACAACAACACCAGCAAATTCTGCATCACTAGCCTTGTCTTTGTACTTGCCATCTTCGGTTTCAAGTGGAGAATACTCATAAACATCATCAACCTTCTTGCGGACAATGATGTGACCTGCCTGAATAACCTCATCCTTGAAGTTGGCGTAGTCGAGTGCTCTACCGCCTGTGATACCACCGAGATACTGACGGATAACCACAGCGTCCTTACCCATGTCGTAGCCTTTGGTTTTTGGCTTGTAGTCTTCTGCTACCATAATCTAATAATTTATAAATGAAACAATAGATGATTACATCTTAGCCAGCTTCTTGACTTCATCATCAGACATTAATTTATCTTCCTCCTTTGGCTGAGGTTTGGTATCGGGAGCAGGGATTCGTCCAAGCTTTTCAAGACCCTTTTCAAGTCTTTCCTTGTTCTCTTCCTCAATATCTTCCTTCAACTCATCGAGGTAGTCCTCAAACTCCTCTTCATTCTCAAACTTCATGTGAGAGAAAGATTTAAGCCGACGCTCTCCGAACTTACCTGTGTCCTTCAGCAGTTCCCTTACCTTTGCGGTACGGCTGCTTGTGGTATTGCCAGACTTCAATGCAGTTACATCGCCTTGGAGTGTAGCAACAGCCTTTGTAAGTTCCTTGATTGCGGTGAGGGTAGCGGAGTCATCATCATCGCTATCCTTCTTGCCCTTCTTGCCCTTCCGTGACGGACTTCTACGTGCTGGATCGTCATCTGGATCTGGATCGTCATCTGGATCATCGTCATCATCGGGTGCAGGATGAGCGTTTTTGTACTCTGAGACTTGGCGGTCTGCTGCGGACTGAGTTAACTGGAGTAACGGCAAGACATCATCAATTGCGTCACTAATACCTTCACTAACTTCTTCGTCAGTAGCATCATCTTTGAGTTGAAGTTTGTTGGCAACATTGGCGGCAACACCCTTTAACTCCTTACGACTGAACCCCAATGCCTTAATGTCTCGATTGGTTTTCAGTGCTTCAAGAACTTTTCTGTAATACTTGTTCATTGCTTGTTGAGTTATATTTAACAAAAAATGGTCTGCGAGTGAAATGCAGGCAGACCAAACGTAGAACTCGGTGTAAGAGCAATGTTACGAAAAGTTCTGTCACGTGCATCTTCACACGCTTTTATGGGTGCAAATATACGAAATATTATTTAATCAACAAATAGTTTTTGCAAAAAAGTGAGAAATTATTTTCATTTCAATAAACAAGGGAGAACTTCACAGCCCTCCCTTGGAAGATAAGATGCAATAAAAATGCACTTAAACGTGCAAAATATCTTCTGTGTTCAAGTTAGATTCTTTTGGTATGTAATTATGGGTTTGAGGTATTTTATCGGCTTGTAGCCTATAGTCTCCCTTTGTCGTGGTAAGAGTAATACTGATCGGACTTGCTACTGATGATAACGTGGTCCATAAAATACAATCTCATTATTTCACAAGCCTTCTGTATCTTATATGTTATCTCATCGTCAGACTTTGATGGAAAGCAGTTAGAGCTAGGGTGATTATGAACCAATGCTATTATTACGGCATTGCAGGAGATAGCTTCTTTACACACAATTCTTACGTCTATAGGGGTTTCTGATATTCCACCTTGTGACAATCGAACCATTTTGATTAATTTGAAGTTGTTATCCATACAGAACAGATAAGATTCTTCTATTTCTAAATCCTTGACGTATGGTAAAATATAGTTGTAGATGTCGAGGGAACTACCCAAATCTGTAAGTTCTTGCGACTTCTCTTTCATAAATCTTCTGCCAAGTTCGAATGCAGCGAGTATAGCGGTAGCCTTCTTTTCACCTATTCCTTTGATAGATGTAAGCTCCTGCAGTGTTCTCTTGCTTGCCTTTCTGAGGGAATGACTACCATCAAAGATTTTTCTTATTGGTTCATTACCCTGTAGCATAGGGTCTATACCGATAATTGAAGCAATAAGGTTCTCGTTACTCAGATATTCTACCCCATATTCCTTTGCGTAAGATGTGATAGAATCGTACTTGATAGTTCTTGCATTATCCTTCATAAGATACCTCCTCTATGTCTTTTGAATAATTGAACACAACATCAAAACTGAAACCCAATTCAGTAATGAGGTAGAAATGAATATCCTCCCAGTCCCAACTTGAAGGAATGCCTTTTATCTTTTTAGACTTTTCGGCATCCATTGCTATTATAACGTTCTCTTCCATTGCTCTATCTTATTTTTAAAAGTTCATAACTTTCGTTTCATACACTATGAATCCTATCTGATCCGCCACAATCAGTTTCAGATGATTTCCTCCTGGTCCATTTATATCACCATCATCCAACCCGATTTCCTCTAACGTTTCCTTGATGGCTGTTTGGTAATCTCCTATGCCTTGAATTAATAAGCATAGGTCTGGTCTCTCGTTAAGAAACTGATGAAAACCATAAAGGCTATACGAGCCTTTTTTGATGAGGGAGAAGAAATCTTTCCATTCATCACCACTAATCTGCGTGGTTACGGATTTAAGCTCTTCTATTGTTGTGCAGTTGTTTTCCATACGATTTCATTTAGCGTGATACGATGAAGTCTTTATCTGTAAAAGTCTGATCCTTATATTTTTCGAACAACTCTCGGTCGCTGATGCAATCATTAGCACATGCTAACTCTCTGAATGAAAGTTTGTACCCAAACTTATCTTTCAACATTTCGATTTTGAGTTCTTCTTTCTGAAGGTCCGATAATTCATATACTGTCATATTCATTTCCTCCTATTAAACATTGCTATCCAACAATTCAAATTTTATTCCTTTTTCGGTTTTCTTAGCCATCCATTTAGCTGTAACCACACCGTCATTCCATGCTTTTATGAGGGGGAGAACCTTACACTCCCCTACATTTATAATATGTGTCATATACTCACAAGCACCTTCAAAAGTGTCGAATGCGTGAAGTAATACCGTATATCTATCTGATTCTGTGTAAACGTTCATTGCTCTTATCTCCTATACTTTAAACCAATTCATAGCTTTCTGTATTCTCGTTGTATGCTACGACTCCTTTCTGCTGTAAATTACAAAGTGCAGTGTTGAAGTTGTAGATACTAAACTCTGCATCTGTAGCTTCAATCAAGTACCCTTCTTGGTAGCCGAACTTGACCTTTTTCAAAGCCTTTGTAATTCGTTTCTCTAACGCTTCTACTGTGTAAACTTTAACCTTTTTCATTGCTCTTATCTTTATAGGGTTAGTAAATGATTTCTGATTTGTATTTCAAACCCTCCAAGGCAATTTTGATGAAAGACATCATTTCATCATACTGATTTGTGTTGTCTAAATACTTAGAAAACCAAGCTTCTGCCTCGAAATAACCATCATAGAAATGGTCGTTGAAACTTCCGTCTTTATAAGACGATACAAGTTTATTGTAACCTTTCTTATAATCCTTCTTGCTATTGAAACGTACTTTAATTCTCATTGCTCTTATCTTTTAAATTATTATTTATTTTTGATGGTGCAAAGATAGTCATTTTTTAGCATTTGACCAAATTTTAACCTCATTATTTTTCTTGCTTAACTTTATATAACTTATTGATTACTAGAGTGTTAAATAAAACCCATTTTCCTCTATGTAGGGCTTTTTCTGAAAAATGATATAAGGATATGGGGAAGAAAATAGAACAGCTTAGAAAGGCTTAGATGCGAATTTTGCCGTTTCGTTAACTTAACTAATGTTACCAAAAACTACAGGAAGCTAATTTGACAAGAAAAACGCAAAAACTGCTTTTAACATGGTGTTACGGAGTGTTTATACTAAAAAATGCACTCTAACCTCACGGTCGGAGTGCACTAAGAGCAATGAAACGTTAAAGGTAACGTTTCAGCTGCAAAGTTACAAAACTTTTCTGTATCTTGCAAATTTATACTATACTATTTAACAATTGTAAATCATTGTCTCTATCGAAGTCGTATGGATAGAAGGTGTTGGCAAGGGCATCCATCTTGTCGGGAGAACGTTTCAGACGCTTCTTGATTTCGTCTTTTGGTTCCATGATGATTGAACCATCTGACTGAAACAGCCAATGCACTTCACACAACTCTTGATCCAACTCATCATCGGGTGGAAGTGCTGCAAAGAATCCATTCTTCGGGTTGAGCCAGTCACGTATGCACCAAAACAAATAAGCCCTCATGTTAGCGAAAGAGTAGCAGCCTGTCACATCATGCTTGTTTCTCACGCCTTCCGAGAACTTGCAAGAGAATGCAGTTAAATACTTTTGTTCTATGAGTCTTGAATAAACTCCAGCACCTTCTCCTATGGTATCAATGAAGGCTTTATTCTTGGAACTCAAACTTAGGTAGTGCGCGACTTGACCTGCGACTGCCATGTGGTCCGCATGACCACCCGAATTATGACACTTGATTTCTGAAACATAGTTTCCTTGTCGTGGAACATAGCAAGACCTATCGCGCCCCATACCTGCGACATCGACACCTAGGCGTATTGGCTTATGGGTGATAAAGCCACTATCTTTAAGTTCCTTCCATCTTCTATGGGCAATCTCGCACCATTCGTATGGAATGAGGGTATCTTCGGAAACCTTCGGAAACATACCGAGGACCTTAACACGGAAGAGGTCATTGGGCGTATAATACCCACCTTCCCAAACAAAATCGCCACGACCTTCATCAAACTCAGATTTTCTGATTTTCTGTGCCCATGCTGAGACTTTATCGGCTACCCATTCATAGTCAACTTGACCAGGGATAATGTTTTTCTTGCTTACTACGTTCTCTGCGTTGAGGGATGATAATCTAAACTTCTTGAATCGGGGAGACTTCATGGAGTTGGCTGCATACCCTGTAGTAACGTTTGGGTTGAATACCAATAGCAATCGAGAGTTACCTTGCAGGTTACCCTCGATTGCATTATAGATGGTGTCCGAGATACCGGATGCTTCTGTTACGATGAACATGGTGTTTACAGCATGGAATCCCGACCAAGCCTCTGTGTTGTCGGCTGAAGATTTGAAACCTGTCAGATACCATTCCTCGTAATCTGTTCTGATACCATCCGACAGCAAACGACCAGGCAGAAAGCCTGCCTTTTTGTATAGACGTGCCACTTCTGGTATCATGATGTTTGTTACCTGTCTTCCTGTCGGTGCAGTAAGGGCAATCTTGGTGTTCTTTTCCAAACTGCCATCCTTACCAAAGCGAGGAGTGAGGTAGAGGAAACATAAAGCGGCTACGGCAGCGATGAAGTCCTTACCCCTTGCAGTTCCACTGGCTACCGTTGTCATTTTGTTCTTCTGAACAGAACGCAATATAGCCTTTTGCTCTTCGTCAAGGCGAGCCTTCAAGACTTCCTTGGCGAAGAGACACCAATCATTGCGCCATGCAATCATTTTTTTTATTGCTTTCTGTTCTGACATATTGCTAATTCAATAATATTCGTATTTTCTTGTTTCCTTTAAGTATGGCTGCTGCAACTCGATGATAACCATCAATAATATAAATCTCCCTATAAACAAACACTTTATTCGATTATTCTCATTTTAACCTTTCTCTCATGATTGAGCTTTGCGGCAACGAAACGATGATTTCCATCAACAATCATTATTCTTTCACTATTACCATCAGTGTATCTTAAAGCCTTGATACCGTCATAATTTCTTGATGACATGTATTTTGCAACATCTTGTTTATTCAAGAAATCTTGTGGCGTGTTAATGCTTGAATTTATGTCAACATATACATCTTTCCCAAGTTCTTTAAATGTTTTATCAATATCACCAACTTCTTGACTGAGGCTGTATTTCTTTCCATAGACCCTATGAAAAGAACCAATAACGGCTTCTTCGACTCCATAGGGTGTCTTTGAAATGAATAAATTTATGTTCCAATTAGGAAATTTTCTATCAAGCTCGCTCACCCCACCACTTGCCTTACGGCTCTTGCTTGCTGAAGAACTGTTTGTCCCTCTTGTGCCATTACTTCGTTTACCCATAACCTAACAATTTAATTACTAACTATAATAAACTACTTTGAGAGCTTTGGGAAATCCTGCATGTTATCAAGCATATCTTCTACAGAGAAGTTCTTTACTTGAGTATCATACAAGGTCTTTTTCAGCTCTTGGTATTTTGCTTTTGCATCAAGATCAAGCATACCGATGGTATCTTTCATCTTTTCAAAAGCTTTCAACTTATTCTTGATGATGATGATTGGTGTTACATAGACGGCATTATTTTCCTTACACCACTGCTCAATCACGTTACCACCTCCATAAACGATGAATCTGAATCTGTTGCCATTTGCTACGAACTTGGCAATCTCGTATTCAAATTGCAGTTCATTTAATCGGTCTGTACACCCCCTTGTGGCGAATGATGAGTAACCTTTAGGGACACCCATCAAATTCAGCTTATAGAACTTAGGAGCCACATTTAAGTCAACAAATACACCAATCCCCCTTTTCCTGCATAGCTCTCGCAAGAAAGCGTTTCTTGTAGATAGCCTGCATACCAAAAGCTATTGGAGTATCATTTGATAAGCTGAAGTTTGGCTCAATAATGCTACCAGGGTTATACTTCAAAATCTTCTCTGGCTTCTCATAGATTGACCGGAATCTATAATCATCAGTATAGAAGTGGAGTGTTCCCCTGCCATTCATGTTCGTTGTTCTTGCCTGCTCACCAAAGCAATAGAATGGGATTTCTATGTACTGAGGTTGCACATCAGACAACAAACATGGTATCTCCAACGGATTGTCCGTTGGAAACAAGCAGTCAGGTATATACAATTCTCCATTTTCCATAATTAACCTTCTTCATCATCGGGAAGCTCCTTCATTAACTTCTCGAATGGGTTTTCTACTAATCTGTTATCTACTTGCTCGACATAGCCACGCTTCTTGCCCTTAGTTTTCAAAAGGAAGATGATTGCAGTTAGATTACCTTCGTTCACCTTTTCAACCAACTTGCTTTCAGTAAAGTCAAGAATGCCTTCATCTATATCGTCCAACATCTTGGCTAACTTCTCATCCTCTTTTCGCCAGTTATATAAGGCTTGGCGTGTAATACCCAAAGCTACTGCCGTAGCAGCCATATTGCCGCCCTTCTTTTCATAAGCAGCGGCAATCTTTTTTAATTCTGTTCTTCTTACCTTTGTCATAATCAACCTTTCTAACTTGCAGATGCTATGACTGCTTTCAAAGCATCTATATACGACATATTCTTGCACAACAAAAGTGATTTCGAAAGATGGTCTAATGGTCCAAGTCCAGGAAGCAGATTGATATCTATAGGATAATATCTACCATCTATTCCCTTGCGAAAATCAATTCTTGCGTGAGATTTCAATCCTAAGTAAAGGAATATAGTTCCTGCCAAATTCATTAACCTGTCATCATTCATTGCAGAACAGCATTCTTTAAAACCAACTTTGCAATCTCGTGTTTGGATGCCATTGGTTTCATCGCAATCAATAGAAATCGAACACAGAAGTATATATTTTTGGTTATTAATGCAGGTTACCGTGCAATCAGATCCAGCAATATACTCCTCAACAATACTTTCCATTCCAAACTCTTCTTTAAGGTATTTCATCTGTTCCATTACCTCTTTTGGGGTACGACAGATGCTTTTCTCCGATATACCAAAACTATCACTTCCATATCTAGGTTTAACAAAATATGTCTTACCTTCTTGTAAAGATGATAAATAGTTTTGATATTGTTTCGGTGCCCTAATACCGCAACTACAAAGGAAACGGAAGACCTTTTCCTTATCCTTAACCAATTCGTATTTAGAGAAATCCTCTGCTGTAGTTTTTACACCTTTTGCTCGGATAGTCTTGATGAGAGATTCACTTGCGGTTCTAAGTAATGCCACATCTTCCTTTTGTAAGAAGTCTAGCTTATCGTTTTCATCTACAACAGCTAGTTTGACATTATCTTTTCCTAAGGCTTCTCTATAATATTTGAAGACGGAAGAAATTCCATAATTCTCCATCTCTTCTTTACTTGTTATGCTCCAAATCATTTTCTTTTTCTCCTTCCTTTATTTCGATTAAACGTTCACTCGCTAGCTCTAGCAACTTGGCAAATGTGATGCTTGGAGATTTAATACCAAACTCCTTACCTATGTCCTGTTGAATCTTAAGCAGGGTCTTCTCGTTATCTTCTTCGGAAGCTAGAACGAGAGCATCACTTTTGCGTGCTTGCTCACGAATGTCTCCATACAATGTGTCCAGACTAGCAAATGAACTAGGGTAGAGGATGATGGTGAATACGAAATTCTCCTGCATGGCATATACATCTATACCCTCTGTGCTTATTGGCTTAATCTCGTCAATGTTCACATGAGCAAACTTCTTGAAGTCGATAGATTGAATTGATGCAAACAACTTCTTCAAGATGCTAACATTAGCTTCACCATGAAGGGAGTTGTGAGATAATTCAATAGCAATAGCTTCATCATTTGTAATCTCGCTTTCTTCTACATATAAGATGCCTAGCATTTTATAGTGCAGTTTCTTGCATGCCCTCAAACGATGATTACCGCTGATCATGATGTATCTACCATTATCCTTCTTGATACAGGTAGGCACACTACTCAATCCAGACTTAGCAATGTTGTCTGTCAGTTGGGCGAAGTCTTCACCCGACATTTCATTTGCATTGATTTCTACCTCATCTATGAGGTTTATATCAACTTTTGCGTATTTCCATCTATCTTCATTTTCCATTCTTCAACGATTTTTGATATTTCTCAATGATTTCCTTATTCGTAGGGTATATCCCAAGTATTCCTTCGTAAGCAAGATAAGATGATGTGCAGTGTTCCTTCACTTTCTTGTACACGCCACGATATTTCATGCTCACTGGCTTATGGGTATAAGCGCAGGAGATAACCTTCTCGCAAAGCTTGTGCATTCTTCTGCTCAAATACCTTTGAACACCAACGGACTGAATGCAATACAATATGAGTTTACTCAATCGAGGGATAGCATTATTCGTACAAAAGTCCGTCAACTGAAACAAATCATACCCCTTGTGCTGAGGTAGCGTAAAGCCAAATCCGCCTAGAGTATATTTATCGTATTTTACCGCAAAAGCATACGTGCATACGCTACATTGGTCCACCTTCTTGATATACTTCTTTTGTAAACAATGAAGGAGAGAAGCATCTACTCGTTCAATCTTTAGCTTATTTGCGTCTGTAATCTCCAAATCATCTGGAGGAACAATCTCATTGCATTCGATTCTGTATGAAGAATATGAGGTGCTTGCATTATTTTGTGCAGTTGGCTTATTGCAATAGAGGAACCTTCCTGCAGACCGTCTTTCCCCACTTGAATTATTCCACATAGCTATCTTATGTAGGTTCCTCAGATAAGGGCTGTTGCTGAAATAGTAGAAATAACTATCACTCGGAATACTTTCCACAAGATTATAGTAGTCGTTCCTTGCAACAGAAAAATCTGATTTCAAGTCACTATTTTCAGAAATGAGTTTGAATGCTCTCTTCTGCTTCTTCTCTATTCTTCCGTAATTAAAGAAGATTACCTTCTTATTCTTGATGGCTTCTTCTAGTGTTCCAACATGGAAATCACATGTAGTGAGCAATCTCATCAATCGCTCATTTGCCTCCTCGGTTTTCTCGATTGATTCCCTTGCCTTAATTTTCAATGCTTCGAAGACAGCACTATTTCTTGCCGATTCACTCATGAAATATTTTTGCAGTTTCACGGCATAAAGAGCTAGAGCAAGCTGTCTTGATGGTGTAGGATTGTTATAGTCCTCCAACCATGCAAGCTTATCCTTATATGTTAGTGATGTTTTACCATTTGCCAACATATAGAGCAGATAGCAGTAAGCATCTTGGCAATATATAGATACTTCCACCTTATCAAGGAAGAATAACTCATAGTAATACATAAAGCCATTTACTATGCAGATTTCCTTGTGTCCGTTAGCTTTTACAGCATCATATAGAGCTGAAACCATTTCAGAATTGTATGGCAAAGGCATAGTCATAAAAGCTTCTATTGCGCTATATGGATTCCCTTGATATAGGAGTGGGCATAACTCATCTGGAGTATCATATTTAAGCCCTGTAACCTCACAAAATTGCTTGTAAGATGTTATAGATTGATAATCTTCCAATTCGTGGCTTATGGCGTAATAGAATATGCGATATGCGGAATACACACAATTCATAGCTCGATAGAAATCATCAGTTGCATGAAACGTTCTAAATTCTATCGTCTTTGTCTTGAAGTATGCAGAAATATTCACTGCATGGCGTATGAAACCTTTCTTAGACTGATTTGTGAAGAGGGTTTGTAATTCATCAAACGTCTGAGCATTTTTTACTCCTTCGAAATATTTTTCTGTAGGAATAGGCTTTGCATTGAAGATGTTTTCATCCCAGTCTGAGATTTTCGCATATCTCTTAAAATATGGATAGCAGACATAAAAGAATAGATATACTTTCTTTAGCTGATCTACAGACAAATCTCCAACGTATATGTGAACATGAGTATCAATACTCCACTTTATCTTTCCACCTGCAGCAACCATTGATTCATATACAGAACGAAGGTCGTGCAATTCCTTTAGGCAGCAAAGATGTAGTGGAGGGGTATTCACCTCTCCACCAAACTGCTTATTGCTTGAACAATCGGTATTATCAATGCTCTCTTCCTTGCTCCAGGAGTAACCTTCGGGCAAAGTTACCTTCGCCCTTTCAAGATTGCACATTTCGATTTCAATACCAAATGTTCTGTTTTTTATATCGCTATCTACATTCATGAAGCATATCTATTTCGTTAATAATACCTAATCTCTGAATAGTTCTTCCTGTTTTACGGAAGTCTATTCCTAAAGCTACACTTGCAAGCGTAATGAGGGATGATGTAACAGGTAACTCTAAGCCTATATGAAGTGCAATACTTTCCATCAGTACCAATCCCTCTGAAACGTCTTCTGTGATGTAACGTGAGTGAACAGATGTTGGGCTGATGGCTCTATCACTAGATTCTGAGTAACGATGCAAACTCTCTATTGGGTCTGACATATTGAAACCTCCTGCTTCAAATACGCTTGTTTTGAAAAAGCCCAAGTTTTTTAAGACTTTCATCTTTTCTTCGTCAAGTCTCATCAATAGATTGATAGTGGAGTCATTTCCTCTTGCGTATGCTTCACGATACATACAGAAATTTCCCTTTGAATATTCTATTCTCGGAATACTCATAATTGAACCTATCGTATGCAATACCATATTTGGATTGAGTAATGCAGATTCAAGCACGCAATATTTTGCTATAAAACCTTTGCTAATTTTATGCAGTTTCTCCATGCAGGTATCATGATTAGAAAAGCATGCTACAGGAATAACTTCATGCCTATAACCAACACGAAAAACAACTTCGTTTGGTTTATCATCCAACTCTACTCGTCCTTCCAAATATGGACCTGTTGCTTCAACTAACATTGGTAGTTTTCTGCAATGTTTCTCAAAATAAAAAGAGGATGCGTAACTAGAGATACAGACAACAATCTGATCATTGTGAAGGTATTGATGTATACGTTCTACTAGACCCTCATAGAAGTTACTCTGAATAGTACAAAATATAACTTCTGCTTCTGCAACCTTACTGAGGTCTTTAGAAACCTCTTTGATTGCAGTTTCTATATAAGTTGATTTCTCTTTAAGAAAAACCCTTTTGCCGTTCTTGATAAGTCTATCAAAGGCATCTGATTTGTATGAAGATGTCTTTAGGAGTGTAACTTCATGACCTTTAATAGAGAGGTCTGCGGCAAAAGCTACTCCCACGTTGCCCGTTCCTATAACTGCTATTTTCATGCTCTTTTATTTTAATTCTACAAAAATAGAGCGGCTAGAGGGACTCGAACCTTCGACCTTCACATTGGTAATGTGACGCTCTGACCGACTGAGCTATACCCGCAAAAGAGCGGAGAGTTGGAGCCGCACCAACGACCTCAGTGATGGTATCACTGCGCTCTGCTAACTGAGCTATCTCCGCTTATAATAACAATATTCTATACACGCAAAAATGCTCGTCTTTCCGAGCCGTCAACCCTTGTGGGTATTTTGAAAGGAGGAATTTCTAAAACAAGCTTTGCTCCGAGTAAACAGGATTCTTGGAAATTCCAAATTCCTCGACCTGCACTCCCAACTTTTCATTCAGCCATTTTGCTACTAGGTGGCGATGGCAAAAATCATCTGGCTTTTCGAAGCAACATAGAGCTACATCTTTTCCATTTGCCATTTTCTCTATTGCTGAGAGAAATGCTTTTGGGTCCCGATGAGCCAATATCTCAGAATTGAAACGTTGTACGTAATCTTCTTTAGATTTGGAGTTATGAAGAATGTCCCATGATGGTGACACGTACTTGTTTGACAATCCTGTAAACCATTTCGGAGGGTAGAGGGCAATACCGATCATCATGATACCAGCTTTTGCTAACTTAGCTCCGTTTGAGAAGTATGATGTATAAATCTTCATTTTTTTGTAACTTTTTGCAAAGATAGATAAAATTATTTAATCAACAAATAGTTTCTTGAAAAAAGTGAGAAATTATTTTCAAGCGTACATTTTCTTAAGAAACTTCTTTAGATATTCGTTATTAATATCCTTTAGTGGAGTAGGGGAGAATGAGGTATCTCGCTCTACTGTTAAGCCTAACTTTGTTGTTAGCCCCTGCAACTCGGTTAAGCTTGTGTAGCCATACTCGCCTTCACCACTTCCATTGATAGTGATTCCGTAGGCGATATTGTTCTCTAGGTCTGCTTCCAATATGAACCAAGACCATGCACCAACACAAAGGAAGAACTTTGCTTGACAGATGGCTTCTTCCTTTTTGCCATCCTGTGAGTAGAGAGGATATTTTTCCAGTCTCTTCTTAATTTCTTTCGTAATCAGTTTCATTGCTCTTATGTATTTTTTTAGATTTCTACTTCATTTATTTCGTATTCACAATCAGAAAGAATGTTCTCGATAGTATCTCGCAAATCTTCCAATACGTCCATTTCATCTTCATCGTCTGCGTCAAATTCAGACGATTCGTAAACATTTGATGAGGTCCATTTACCATTTCCAGTTATAAAATTATAACCTTCCATTCTCGAGTAAGCCTTTCTTGTGTCTCTGAGACTTATTTCAACTATTACCTTTTTCATTGCTCTTATCTTTTAAATTGTTATTTTATTTTTGATAGTGCAAAGGTAATCATTTTTTTGCAAATGACCAAATGATTTGGGCAGAAAATACTTTTTGCTAACTTAGTTTAACTTATTGTTATTCAGATACTTAGCGTTTAGTATAGTTACCGCATCTACTATCATCTGACTAGCATCAATTCCTAATGATTGATAAAAAGCGCCATGTCCGCAAAGTGTTTCGTATGCAATTCGCATGATTCTACGTTCATCCCTTGTGAAATCATACTTAAAAGTAGAAAAGATGGAGAGTGCTCCTTTCAAATCTCCATCTTTTAGCTTTTGCACAGCTTGTGTAGTTTTACTTATCTTCATAAGGCTCAATGTTTCTTGTTGTGAAATCGTCTGCGGTCAAGATGATTTCTGATCCATTAACCATTTCTTCGACTTTATCGCATGCGTCACTGCCATTGATGGCATCAACCTCCACTACCTTTTGCAGGTATTCGGTGACTTGCACTTTAACCTTGTGAATGGCAGCTTTCTCTAGTTCCTCTATTTGAAGATTGAACACTTCTAGGAGTTCTTTGATTTCCTTTTCGATTTCCTCGAAATCAATGATGATATCCTTCAAGCGTTTGGGTGCTCCGTTTATTCCATGACCTTCTTTGTCACACCAGTTTAAAGCTTCACCATCTGGATCGAAGTTCTCATAGTAGTTGGAGAGATGCGCCAAAAAACCATTCGGGTCATTGTTTGGCATTTCGATTGACATATTGAAATCGTGACCTGCAGGAGAATAACGCTGAAAACATACATCAACAAGTTTGTTGTCGTGGTCTAAGAAATCTACTGTCCAACCCTTGTTTTGTCCAATGCTGATAATCAAATCTAATAACTTCTGTTCCATTGCTCTAACATTTAAATGTCGTTATAATGAAGACCTTCACCCTCCTCTAGTACATGGTCTTCGTTTTCTACTAATTCTGAGAGGGATAACCAGCATCCACGATAAAGAGCCTTTTTGAGGTCTTGGTAACGTGCTTCTGCTACTTCCTTATCTGTGATGAGGGATTCTTTAAGTTGGTCCTCGGTGTAGAGATACCATATCAATTTGTATATCTTCATAATACTTATGTTTATTGTATGTGGGTAATCAGAAGAAAGCCATACTTTCTATTTAATGCAATATCGTATTCAATCAAATGGTCCTTGAAATAATCAAAGCAAATATGTTGCAAGCTTTCAAGTATACTTATTGTTGAAGACAGAGAATTGCTGTTTGAGCTCTCAAAACTTACTTGTTCGTTACCTTCCGTCCAATCTACCTTAAAGCTATGATTACGGAAAAAAAAACATCCAACCCTTCCATTGAAGTCTATTGATGCAGGCTTATCGCTTTCATTTTTAGCGATCAAGGAAACCATCTTTACTAAGTCTATCATATCTCAATCCTTTCTTTGAAATCTATAATTTGGGCATTCCCTTTTATTAGCTATCACAAGCAGGACAGGGAATAACAGACCATGCTTGCAACCATTACCATATTCGTCGGCTGCTTCGCAAGTTTCACAGCCATAATAGGTGTTGATGTTGAATGCGCTCATAACTAAATCTCCATTGCCACTTCAATTCCTTTCTTTGGATTCTTAGTAGCTCTGTCTAGGCAAACCTTTCCATTGAACAAACCCTTGACGATAGCATAGAACTCGGTGGTCTTCTCGCCATCTTTTTGTGCAGTTGGTATTTTGCCAACCCTTTCACAGACTATTCCGTTTTTAGTAAGGATGGTGTTTGTGACCATTTCTCCGTAGTAAGACTGCTCTGTGCGCTGTTGAATGACTTTACCGACTACCTTGACTTGCATACCTTTCTTGATGGCATCAATACCACCTTTTAAGCTATCCTCGTAGTTCTTCACCAGGAAGAAAGCATAAACGAACTGCTCCGAGAATGTGTAGTAGTCATTTGCTACTTTCTGCATTTCAACCTCGAATTGCGATTTAGGCTCTTTAGAGAGCGCAAAATCGCAGACCTTTGTTATGTATGAGGAGTCAACCGTAAACTTCTTAGAGTCTCTTATTTCCTCTAATTTGGCGATTGTTTCTGATGGGTAATAGTGACCATTTGCGTAATAGCCTTTCTTGTAAACAGGGCACTCGTCATACTGAGCCTTGCACATGGCGATCATGTCATTCTTCAAGATGGCATCCGTATATCTACTATCCTTAGGACCACCCCAAATTGGAATAAGGTCTCCATAGTCATCATCGGTGGCATATCTGATGGTGTGGTCGTAGGTCTCATAAAGTTTGCGTGTAAAGTCTGAGAGGAAGTCAATGTACTTCAATCCGAACTTTTTTATGCACTCGCAACCTACTTGCAGTTCATCGCCAGTTTGCGTATTCTCGATTACGTATGCGTTGTTACACCAATGACCACATAGGTCGCATTTGCCGTAATCAGCTCCATGCTCCTTAATCTTGAATACCAACTCCTTGGTTGTATCAGCAGGAGTAAAGGCTCCATTCTTATATGTGGCCAGCAATCTCCAATTACTTTCGTCTGGCATATTGATGGTGAGGTCACAGATGTCATGCCAATACTTACCAATGATGGTTTGACAATCTTCTACTACCGCATGACGGAATAACTTTTTCGTGGGTTACTAATGGTGTAGTCGAAACCTTCTACATTGCGCTTTGTCTTCTCAGCGAACTTCTTAAATGCGTCAACTGACTCTGATGGAATAAACGTCTTTATCGTATTCATTGCTCTTATCTTTTAATTGTTATTATTTATTTTGATAGTGCAAAGATAGTCATTTTTTGTGAATTGACCAAATATCAACTATCTTATTTTCAAGCACTTACAATAGTTTAACTTTTAAACTTCTTTATGGTCTGTTTGCTAACTTTTGCTAACTTTTTAATCGGACGTATTGTAGTTTGGGAAACTTTTACTATCTTTGCAGCATGAATATACAAGAATATCTAGAACAATGCTCTGTTAAGTCCGTGGACGAGCTTACAGACGAACAGGTTGTGAACTACTATACCAAAGGAAATGCAGGTGTAGCTCAAATGTGCGCAGTAGAATTAGCTCTACAAAACTATCCTATTAGCGGCTTTACGAGAGAAGAAATAATGCTCTCTATTCGCAAGGCAATGAAAACTAAAACAAAGTTTGGTCTGACCTATATTACCAATGAATCAGCCGTAGGTCCTACCGAAAGAAAATCAAGATGGGTGGTAGAACCATAGACTACCACCTATCTTTTTGTCGGTTTGTTTAGCTTATAATACTTCTCATAGAGAGCCATAGCTTCATTATAAAGCCTTGGCAAAACCTTTTTGAAGTATTTATTGTTAGACCAATAATTTTCGCTTAAATGGGCTATAATATCAGCTAAACAATTATGCAAACTCGATGCGAAGTAATCGACGTCGTGTCCTAACATTCCCTGTATCCAGTTGTGGTCTTTGTCGATAGCTTGCAAAGTATCAGAGATTTTGCCAAATTGTTCCATTACATCATACGTTTTGTCTTTTACGAGTTTGAGCTCTTCAAATAGTCTATCAGCGATTTTCCATTGCGAAACACCTTCTCCATCTACGTATCTATATTCGGGCTTGTTGTAGTCAGCAAAAAACCTTTTATAAAGATTTTTGAAGTCTGCATTTCCTTCCCAATTACCTTGTAATGCGGCTTTAGCGTGTCCGTATTCGTGATATTGGAGACCCTTGCGATACCATTCTGAATTTAAGATTCTTTCCTTCAGACCATCGAAGTCTATTCGCACATGATTGTATTTGCTCCAAAAGTATGCTTTGTTTCCGCTAAGGCTAATACAAGGAACAAACTTGTCAAAGCTATCATAAAACTCTTTCTTTCCGAGCCATTTGGTCGGACTCAATCCAATACCTCTAAAGCCTTCCACGATGGTATGAGGTGTATTGAAGGATAGCTTATCTAAGCCATACGCAATCAGATCTTGATCCGAAGACAGCTTGTAGATATTGTACGCACCCTCTATCTCACGATAAACCCTTTCGTAACCTCGGACATCAATCCTTGCAGTTTCTATAGTCTTGATATAATCATTGAAGCGAGGAATCCATCTTGTAGGAATGATACTCAAATCTGCTGTTCTCAATTCGTTCAGATGGGTAGCAGCTTCCATGACCTCCTTCAAGCCGTTATGATACTCGTCAAGAAAGACCTCATAAGCCTTGCCCCAGCCTTCTGATTTGTAAGCCGACATAACTCTTATCCAAGAATTGACGTTATCAATGTTTGGTCCGTACAGATTTTGCATGAGCTTCTTTCCTGCCATAACTGCTTCCTGGTCGTCTAATGCAGTCTCCAATTCCCAATCATCGAAATCATCTATTAGCTTCTTAGGCTTCAACGGAATAGAGCGAAGGTCTTGCAGTTCCCTACGAGCTTCATCATAAGTAGCCTTCAACTTTATCTTGCTCACTGGTTCGAATTGTGTAGGAGTGATATTTGCAAACTTGTTAGTTATACCATCCCTCCAATCACCGAAATCATAGCTATAATCGAACTTAGCTAGATAACTTTTCTTTGTTCTGTCGAAAGACTCTACAGCTTGACGAACCTTATCATCATACTTATCGAACATATCTGACAAAACAGAACGTTCACTATCAGTCAGCATTCCAAAACTCTCTTTAAATTGATGTGTAGTGAGGAATTTTTCAAAGCTTGATATATCAACTTCATAGGCTTTAGCATTTCGCCTTAATGTTGCTATGTCAGAATTATCTACATCTATGTTGTATTTCAATAAGTCTCTGTTCTTCCATGCAAGCTTTATGGCTTTTTCGTCTCTGTCAGCATGGCGGTACTCAGCCGCGTCCTCAACGGACAGGTGCCAATACTTTCTGTTATCCTTCAAGAAGTATGGAAGTGTTTCAGCTTGCCCGATTCGGCTGCGGTTATTGCGTACCCAGTCATTAAAGTTCTTTGGGGTGCGAGAAATCATAGCTGACTTCTGAATGGAAGGAGAACCATAGTACTCTTCATCGCTCATCACAATAGGTACAACATAACACATGCAGTTAGGATGCCAACCTACGAAGACAAAGTCTTTTGGGTATATTCCCAACAAATCATCACAGATGTCGGGTGCAGGGTGGCGTTTACTCAACTTAATCTCATAGCCCAAGATGAAGTCAAATTGTTGCCAACGTGTCTGCTCTGCCTTTCGGTAAGCCATGTTTATCTCGGTTCTTGCCAAACGTATAGATGCGTATTGGCAATTCGCGCATGTTGCGGCTTTTCCGAACTTTTCTGTATAATCTGCCTTTAATGAAGGATAGTCTAACAGATACTTACTGATTCGCTTGCTGAGGACAACCGCAGACTGCCCTCTTTCTATTGCAGTTGATATGGTATGCTCTAGCTCCTTTTTCAAGGCTTGTGACTGATACCATAGTTTCTGCGAAACAGACAACCCCTTATCAACCCTATTCTGAAAAGCCTTCAAAGCATCTGAATTAGGTTGGAAATACCTGTTGTACTTATCTCCACCCTTCTCAAAATCATAAGCACGAAGTACCTTTCTTGCAAGTAGGTCCTGCATGATGTTACTTTCTTTCCACTCATTTGTGGTACCTGCATAGATGAGGTTATTCATCTGTGCAGCATAACTGGTCATGATGCCATTGATGGTTTGTTTCAGTTCTGGATAGTCCCCAAACAAGAACTCCGCAGAACCATCATAACCGACACCATCTATAGCAGTAGCAACTTGGCTAGCGATTCTATCATAAATGCTCTGAACTTGTGCCACGTAGTTAACTAAGCGTCTGTTCAGAGCATCGTATGCTTTCTTTTGATTGGGGATATTTGGTCTCATTTATTTCGGCTTATAATGTTCGTTTACACATTCCCTTTGATAGAGGATAGCAAACTCCTCATAAGGGCAAGTGCCCAACGTTGGCTCTCCCGTAACACTAAGATTACGTGGATTGGAAACGTGGGCACATAATTTGCAGAACTGAGGTTCTTTTGGAATAGGCTTAACCTTCTTCTTTGGAGACATAGCAATTAACCTTTACCTCTACAATCGTATTGCCATCCTTCTGATATACTCTCTGCTTCATGATCTTGGATTCGATAGTATTGAGTACATCTTTCTTTGCCTGTGCGAGAGTTTCCGTTGTTATCTCACGCAAAGCTTCTCTCATGGACTTGACATGATGGTCTCGCTTGTAGTGGCGAATGTAATTTTTGTCGATACTATAAGCCTTGGCACATACCTTTGGCTCTAGAATTTCTTTCTGTTCGAAGACAGTTACACTGATAGGGTAGAGTCTTCTAGCTAACTTGAATAGCCAAATTGCGATTTTTTTCTTCATAACTTGTGCAGTTTTTATTGCGTTTATATTGTTTGTTCACCCATAGCAAAAGCAGACTGCTGTACTGCTGCCGCATTAAGTTCATCCTGTCGAATATCCTCCATTGTCTGCTGAGGGTCTTGCGACTGCCCAAGCTTAACGATGGATTCAAGCTGACTTTCTACCGGCTTACCACCATTAGCCTTTTGTCTGATGGTGATGTCGTAGCTCTCATCCTTTGGTATATAAGGAGTGATGATGTGGTCGCAGGTGACGTTATCTATCTCCTTTTCCCATTTTGGATTCATGACCTTCAAGAATGCCTTGATTACATTGAACTCTCTTTCAAAGAACTCCTTGAAAGCGCCCGATTCCATGCGAACTTTCAGATGTGCATCTGTGAGCAACGTCTGTCTTGCATCGTAGCCGATATTACCAAGAGATTTCATATTCTCAAAGCTAATATCTGGCATTTGAGAAAGCATCCAGTACAATCCGAGGAGGGTTTTATTCTGACCGCTAACCGCTTCTTGCGACTGATTCCATGATACGTATGAAATATCGCCATCATTCTCGACTCTCCATATACGCAAACTTTCTCCCTTTTTCTCCTGTCCGACTATGCCACCCTTGACTTTTGCGATTGGTGCAGCGTTATATGCAATCACGTTGCTATTGCGACTGACATTATACTCAAATTCACTTCGGATATTATCAAGCCCCTCGTAGATGGCATGAGGTCGAGACAGGTATGCTCCAGGAATCTTACGGATGATGATTTCCTCACCACTCTTAGTGTTCCCATCCTCATCAACTTGTGCAGTTACTTCCTCCCACATTTCACCAAGGTTACTTTTCTTCCAAATGAAATGATAGTTTTCTGTAAAGGTTTCGAAGAATGTTATCGTCTCTTTATCGGAAACGGTCTTATCATACTCAAACGACATAGCTTGCATATCATCATACTCATCAATGATAGGGTACAATCTTACTCCATCCATAGGAGAGAAGGTTTTGCACTTCAACTTGTAGTTTGATTCAAAACCATATAGAGAGTTATGCTTCTTAACAGAATACCAGATGGTGAAGATTTCACAGCTTGCGAAATAGGCTAGTCCACGTTTGTAGTTCATGTTGTCAATATGAGCACAATCGTAGATTTTTTCTAATGCCTTTTGGATTTCCCTCTGAATATCATTTTCTGGAGTGTTGTACTTTCTCTTAACTGGTATAGAGAATGTAAATTCTGTTATTCTGTTTGTGAGCAGCTTTTCAAGGGCAACCGCTATACGGGATGATTTTTCACCATTGTCTTTATCACGAAGGCTTATGGTATCTGTCATTACCTTATGGCTTGCTGGCTCATATAAACTCAAAAGATAACTCCACAAAGGGACCATTACAGTCCTTCTGCGTAGCTCTTCTATCTTTTGGCTGATAGTATCAGTTTTCTTGAGTATTTCTTCGATGTTCATATCTTTACTACTTTTGGTGCAAAGATACTAAAAATATTTCATCAACAAATAGATTTAACCAAGAAATTGCATATTTATTTTCGCTTATAGAGCTTTTTATGTTTTTGATGATAATGAATAAAGGCGATACAAGCAAATCCGCTTATACCGCCTTAGATAGAGCAATAAAATATCTTATGCAGGCATTAGTAATTGTGCCTTTTCTTTGTTCACGATTTCTAATACCATTTTAGCTGCCTTGTTTACGTCTGTCAAAACAGAAACGATGAACTTTGGTTGCTTTTTAAGCTTGCTGATCCAACCATCCAGGTAAGCAGCGTTATTATCTAAAATGCGACTGCTAAAGCCTAGGACGTTTCCGATAAGAGCTGCTCCAAGCTCTGCAACCAACTCTTCTCTTGCATAGTCCTTTTCTCCTTTCTCTTCCTCAAACCCTCTATTCAATCTAGACTTGTGCCCTGTTGAGTGAACCATTTCATGTAGAAGGGTTGAGTAGTACTCCTGTCCATCCTCGAATATCTCCTGCTCTGTATTGCCCTTCTTGAACTGGCTTTTAAGAGGTGTGGTAATATCATCTGTCCCTACTCTGTAGAAGGCTCCGCTAGAATACTTGTCGTAGCGGATAGGGCAGAGCCACTTCTGATAAAGAAGCATATCATCAATTTTCTCGTTGACGTACATACCAGCCGTGTCTGTCGGCAACTCATTCTTATCTTTGAGACTGAACTTATCCTTCAACTTCTGCATCGTCTTAGGTGCTAACTCTTCGAGGTTGGTTTGGCTGAGGTTGAACACATTGTAGCTCTTCAAGAAAGGCTGAACTTTGCAGTCTAGTTGGGCTGATCGAGTCATTCCGTTGTAGCTGTCTTCTGTTATTTTGTTTCCATTCTTGTCTTTGTACTGAATGGACCAAAATAGAACAGGGAAGCTTTTCTCTCCTTTGTTCACACTAGCTCCTAATGCCTTTATCTGATTGAAGGTAGCAAAGATAGGATATTTGAATCTATCTTCGTCCATCATACAGAGGAACAGGAAGAATGAGTTCATTCCATTATATTCACGACCTCCAAGGTTCACTGGGTTACCACCATAAGATGTGGTGAACCAACCCATCTTCCAATCTCCTGCCTTCATCTTTTGCATTCGTGAAATCATCATTTCAGCGAAATGCTCTAAAACGTTGTCTGTCTTCATTGCTCTTACTTTTTATATGCAGTTATTACAATTTCTTGCCATACACTCTTGTTATCTCATCGTAGATATATGCTCCGCTTGTATGAGGACTGCCAAACAACCCAAGAATGCGGTTATCTACAGTGATGCTGTTTGTCTTGACGACAACTCCGTTTTTGATGTGGTCGCAATAAACTTCATTGCCGATATGGTAAAGCTCCATCTTGCGATTATAGCAATCTGTTCCAATATACTCCTTACTCATGGCGATCTCCTTTCTTTTTTAATTGTCTGCATGCGTAATACATTTTGTTGAAGTTATCTACCTTCTGACGGATTTCTTCTTTAGTATGAAAATTACAAATCATGTCTTGATAAAAAACTTCGCTGTCGTCTTTAAATAAACAGATGGATAAGTAATCTGTATCAAGACCTAACGATACATACCCCTTATTTCTTTTTATCTTTTCTAATATAGCTTCTACTGCTTTCTTAAAGTGAATGTTTGTTCTGTCTAACATTTCATTGCTCTTATTGTGACTAGTTGGTTGGACCAGTCGTTACCTTTTTATTTACTTAATATCTAAAAATTTAGAAACCTTACTAACAATTCCCTTTGCTGTTGAACATGTTGAAGCGGTTTCAACAGCCACGCTCTTGCCATCTTCCCAATAGGTAATCTGGATTCTCAACTTGTTACCATAGAAGCAGTTAACTACATGTGCTCTAAGATTACCCTTACGAATGTCACCTTCGAAATAGTTATAACCTCCATCAAAATCACTTGTAACTGCTGCTACAACCTCAGCTTTGTTTGATACGTTTACTGTCTGTTTCATTGCTCTTATCTTTTAATTGTTATTATTTATTTTTAATGGTGCAAAGATAGTCATTTTTTAGCATTTGACCAAATTTTAGCCTCATTATTTTTCTTACTTAACTTTATATAACTTATTGATAACTAGAGCGTTAAATAAAACCTATTTTCCTCTATATAAGGCTTTTTCTGAAAAATGATATAAGGATATGGGGAAGAAAATAGAGCAGCTTAGAAAGGCTTGTGTGGGATTTTTGCCATTTCTTTAACTTAACTAATGTTACCGAAAACTACAGGAAGCTAATTTGACAAGAAAAGCGCAAAAACTGCTTTTAACATGGTGTTACGGAGTGTTAATTAGGTGGTTTGTCACCTTTTCTTGTTAGAAATTTCCTTAATTCTCGCACCTCATTCCTCAAATCAGCGTTTTCTTTTCTGAGTTGCGAAATGAGGTGATTATATGATAGCTCTGTTGTCTTATCCATATTACTTGAACTTGATGATGAAAAATTCATGATCCAACCACTTGCCTGGGCAAAGACCTTTTTTCGGCTTGCCGATGGTGATACTCTCAATTTCCTTCACGACCTTTGGGCTATCGTCATAGTAACCGTTCTTGAAGAGAACGTGAGTGAATGGTACGAACTTCATTGTACCGTTATTCAGTTTCTCCTTGATAGTATTGGTGTCTATAAGCATCTCAAATGTCTTACCGATATGAAGCTTATCGTACTTATCGAAATCTTTGAATTCCTCATCCTTAATAAGGAGAAGGCGACTCATCCAAAAACCTTTAATTACCCGATACTCTTCATTCTTTTCGCCCGACACTATCATATCGAACCATTGCTTGCTAACGATGAGGGTCAAAACCTTTTTCTTCGCATCAGATAAATACTTATCCATTACTTTAGTTAATCTTTCCATAAGCTAATCTTAATCATTTTAGATGAACAACAAAGTTTTTTGGCTTAAACTCGACAAAGCCATTGTCCTTTTTCGTTTGAGTAGTCTCAATACTGAAACCTGCGCAATCCTTAACGAGAACTCTTATTTGAGAACCAACCTTACAGGAAAGCTGAACATAATCAACTTTCTTAAAGTAATGGTCAACAGAATTTCCATACTGAATATGAGGTTTGCCATTACTATCTAATCTAGCCGTTAATTGGTCTAATCTTTCCTCCCTCTTTACGCCATCGACTAATGTATGACACCAAAGTGGAGTGCAAGGTAAACATACTAGTCCTACCTTGCCTTCTTTGATTTCATCAAACTCCTTCTCACCTACGGTAATATTCAAAAAAGTCATGTGCTAACCCTCCTTCTTATTTATCTTAGCTATGCGTTCGTTATAGGCTTCATAGTCCTCTTTACTAATCTCAGTAACGCCATGTATGATAGTTGTACCACAAACCATATCATCCTTGAATCGCTCTTCGACGTCAGTGATGAGGTTCATTAGAGGATAGAACTTAATATCCTCCTCTTCCCCTTTAACGGAGTTCGTAACTGAGGTATAGGCTAATTTGCCATCCTTACGTAGGAAGGCGGCTACTGCGTAATAATATCTTTCTTTTATCATAAGTCATATCTTTTTAGTTTATTTGCACTGCTTAGTATATCTCTAATTTCGAAATGGGTTTTGCCAGCCCACCTGGTAAGGTGATTCATTAGCTTGCGAGAATATCTTGCAGATTTTTTTTCAGCCTTTACGATACGATGGTCAACTCTGCCATGATAACCACCTTTAGTGGCATAATACAAAGCCCATCTAGGCTCCCAGTATTGCTTTATCTTTGACAGCTCTTTCGATACGTCCAATCCATTCGCTATCATACTCATATAGCGAGGACTTTCGTAACAACACTTCATTAGTTTCTTTGCTAATCTTGCTTTCATATTGCTAGATATTTCTTTTAACCACGACATTCCATTTATCTTCCTGGAAAATCTGACGGATTGTTTCGATACATTTATTAAGTTCTTTGAGTGAGCAAAATGCTTCCACCATGTCACCTTCTTTGTACCATTCCCATCTTTCAGTGTCTGCCGCTTCCTCTTTTGTAAGAGGTCTGACTATACTCGCTTTGAAACTCTGGTACTCGTTAGGAATTTCTATACCACCATGGTATCCTCCTATAGTTGTGTTTCCGTTTCTGTTTTCCACAGGAATACTAATAGAACAATAGTAATGCTCTGCTCCACCACAATAACCTATATAAGAAGTTATGTAAAACTCCACATCACGCTTTCCTTTCGTATATCCACCTATTGTGGTATATTGCTTTCCATTAAGGCAAAAGGTGAAGCCTTCTCCAATCGTGCTAGGAATAGGAGCTTCCATTTCCGTAATATCGGCTCCACGTTCCACTTGAATCATTTCTTTCCAACTCATAGTTCTTATCTGTTTAAAATGTTATACATTAGCTACTTATCGAATTTATTACCAATTCTTTCTATTCTACAAAGTTTTATGACATCATGAAGCCAATAAGAATGTTTATTCTCGCAGACTACCATAAAAGCATAGTTACCTTCCGACCAGATCACTTCGGCAGTATAGCTAAACCCTACGAAATGTATTAGGTCGTGCTCAAAGATTTCATTGCCTTTGCAGTCTGTCAGTCCTGTGAACATACAGACTGTTGAAGGGTCAACGTCAGTTATACCATCTTTTATATGGTCTCCTCCTATACATACCCTATTTCCAAGACGTACTAAATCGCCCTCAAACCATTTCTCTGAGTTAAGCTGCTTTGCCTTGAATTTTATGTTTTCGATTTCCATAAGCTATAATTTTAAATAAAATAGTTATCGAGCTGCCATTTACTGATATTTACGTAGCCGAATGGGGCATATATCATTATTCCTATAAATGGATTATAATCAACTCTGTAATCACAGCCCTTTACAAACGTAACACCCTTTATAATTGTGTCGCAAATACAAGTAACCTTTCTCATTTTTTTATCTATCCAAGTTCGACAGGTTCATCGGTAAAAGACAATTCTCTTCCGATGAGTTTCTTGATGCTGCCATGAGGTATAAGAATACAACCACCGATACCAGAATATGTAGGATTCCAATATCCATATTCTCCATATCCACTTCTGTATGGTTTCTCTATAAAAAGAAACTCCTTACCATTTGCATCAGTTGCCACCCATGCCATAACTATTCCTCCAACTTCAATTCTGTTCCACCATTACGACTTTCCTTCAGGAAGTCATTAACTTCTTCCTTGTAGCTATAACCACAATCCTTCTGAAGAGCCTTTATCTTCTTATAACCGATACCAGCTTCTCGGCAAAGTTCTGCTGCTGAGCTATAATCTTTGATGTAGCCAATCTCATTTTGGATAACTGACCATTGACCTCGCTCGAAGTCAGTAATGCTATCATCTTTTGGAATATTCAATGCTTTGTCGCACAATCCACAAACTCTAACCATTTCTTTTTCAAGCTGCTCAAAGGAGTACTGTCTCCAGTGATATGTAAGGTAGCTTGCGCTACCCAATGCTTCTTTAACTTTATTGTTCATACTCAATCCTCTAATTTCTTGATCAATAAATTACTTTTCTTATTAAATGGTTTGTAACCACTGCGGAGATACCAATCTAGAACAAATCTATCAGATTCATCTTTAAAATATTCCAATCCGATTGTCTTCACTCCATTCAACTTAGCTTGCTGTTCTGCTAGTTGTAATAGGCGTTGTGCAACACCATTTCTTCTATGATTATTATCTACAAAGAGTGCATATATTAGAGCATCAGCTTTGCCGAAAATATTACTAGCATAAAACGGAATGCCTATTTGAACTGAGCCAAGATTTTCTTCATCAGTTATTAAAATTCTGATTTCATCATTCCATGTCTGTTTTTGTATCATACTCAATCCTCCAATTCTATGTTATTTTCTGCTGCGTAGCCATCTTGTGCTTCCTCACAATACTGACCTTCGCAAAGCCAACCTATGCCGATGTTATGTTCTGAAATAATGTTCTTGTTGCAATATTCACAGATAGCATCGCCAAGTTTATTTTGTAATTCTTCTCTAGTCATAATCATCCTCCAATTCTTTTTGAATATCGTTCAACCACACAAGAACTTCATCAATATTAATGTAAGAAACGTATCCCTATTTATGCTTTCTTAATTGATTCTTCTTTTTGATAATTATATTAATTGCAGTTACTTTACTCATTGCTTATCCTCCTTTTTTTTTCTGATTCTTTCTATAAGCTTTAGTTGCGCAATACTTATATTGCCATATCGTTTATACATACTTTGGAGATATACAATATAGCCAGCTATTGTTATTTTATTTGCATTCATATTCTCTTCTTTTTACCACCTGCGAATACTTGTGTCATGTTTATCGCAGATTTAATATCTTTGTACCTGACACCACAAACTGTTGCCACATCTTTAATTGCCTCATCCATTTTGAATTGCCTTGCCAAAAACTGATTATTCTTTATCAAGTTGACGATTTCTTCTTTCGTATGAATGCCTTTCCAAAAAAGTTCGGTATGGTCACCAACTCTGTCTTCATCTACAGAGAACGGAACACCATAATTTGTATAAACCTCTCCGTGATGTTTGATAACGTGGCGACCAGGATTCTTTCGGATATAATTTATCCAAGTTTCATTATCGCACTCACACCACATATTATATTCTGCCCCTGTCAGCGTTTGGTCAATGCCAATAGGATAATGACCGGAACACCCATTTGTTCCAAAGTAAATAATCTCTGCCATATTCTCTTCTTTTTACCCTCTCCATGATGTTATCAAAATAATAACGGATTGGAGTCTTTATGAGCCTTTCACTCATTAACGTTCTTCGATGTGTACTAAATGCTTGATGCCTTTTCCACATAAGAGTGCTCTGAGGTGAATTGTCAAGCGGTAATTGATATTTTACGGCTACACCTAATGCCAACCAATCTAATTCGAGCACGGCTTTTTTGTTATTATCTTAATTTCACCAAGGAGAGGGTGGTTAGTTACTCAGTTACAACCTCCCAATCTTCCGCAAATACATCGGATACGGAAGGAACCCAAGAATCTGCTCTTCCATCTGGATTGATGATAAGCATCTGATTAGTATAGTCAATGTGAGGATTCTCACGGTTCATCAAGATGATCTTGGCAGACTGAGGGAGTGACTGCATATTAGGAATGATGTCACCTGTGATATGAGAAGGAACCTGCTTAACGATAAACAATCCCTTGCCATTCCATCCCTTGCGTCTTACCGCAAGACCTGCCTTCAATAAGTCAATAGCACCACCGAAGTTAACAGAGCCTACTTCACGATAGGCTTTCTCAAACACGTCCTTAGGAGACCAGCTTTCATAGCCGCCCTCATAGACTACCTTGTAACCGTCTTCACGATTCATGGATTTTGGCACAGCATCATCTTTGAGATACACTTTGCCATCAACTCGCCACGCTGGGGTGGCATTCACAACTTTTGTTCCAATGTACTTTTTCATCTTACTATCTATTTTATATCCTTTGCAGGATGGTTAATCAATCTTCTTGATATTATCGATTTCCATGCCAAATAGTACAAACAATCTATTCGAGCGAGTGCCATCTTTCTTGGCTGGGTTGATTCTTATTACAATATCGCCTGTATAGTAACTATTATATTGTTCTGGTGTGATGGTCTCAATCCAACAAACATCACATCTAGAGCAGCTCACTTTATCGCCTACCTTGTATGGTAAGCCCTCAATGTATTCCGTTACGTAAGAAAGAATCTCGTCATTTATAGCATTAATAAGATTTTGTTTCTTAGTAACCTTTGCTTCTAATTCTTCTTTTGTCATATCTTTAAATATATGCCCGAAGGCGGTTAAACATGTTTGCTAAAATAATGTTCTTTTGTACTTTTTAGATATTCACCACACGTTTCTTTTGTAAGATATTCCGTATCAGAGTAAGCATTAAACTTGCCTTCTTCCACTTTTCTAAAAAGGAATCTAATATTACCCATATCATCAGAATATCCTGTGAATTGCAAATGATTTTGCTGTAAAGATAACCATCCCAAGTATATTTCGTAGTCTCTTTTAGAGAATTTGAACCAACGAACATTGTTCTTGCACCATCCAAAGTAACTTGGATCAATTCTAAGAACCCTTGTAACAGGCATACCCTTATATTTACCAAACGTAATTATATTCATAACTCCATCTCTGAATCAAGTCCTAGCCCGAATAGAAAGTGCTGAAGTTGATGAACATACTTAATGTATGCAATTGGTTTACATACATTATTGTCAGTAAACGGATATACATCAAACTCATCACCGATACCTTTTTCTATGTAAATAGGAAAATACCCATATTCTTCAATATCGGGTTTTGTATATACCAAATGACTATTCTTTACTCCTCTGCTCATCACTTTTTTCTCCCATCCATTCTTCTCTAGAATCTCAGTAGTGAGAGAAATCGGAGATACCTCATCATTATAAGTTTGAATCCAATCGTCTTTAGAAGAACCTTGAAACCCTTTACCAATAAATACAACAAGACTATAGTAACCTTTTCTTCTTAAAAAACTAATTGTTACGAAACCTATTTTTCCAGTAGCTTTTCCATATTCAATTTTTACTATATCTCCCTGGAATATATTCTAATTTATTCATATACTTTACTTTTTAAGATGATTAAACTTCTTAATAGCATCTTTCTTAGATGCTGCCATAATCTTAATACCTTTTATAGTGAACTCATGCTGTGCCTTTGGCTGACACTTCTGCTTGTCAGAAGGAACATTGCCTTTCGGAACATTAAATCTAACACGTGGAAGACAAAAAGGAAAATCACTCATCTGATAATCTATTTCTGTTTTTATTCCAATCATTGATAACAATCCACTCATACGCTTTACTCCTTTACTTCTTTAAAGATTACATTCTTGTGGTCTGAACGATATTTAGGAAGACACTTTAATCCAAGTGGAGCTGCGCCACAATAGCCAGCCACTCCTTTAAAGAAGCATCCTTCACAAGTGTCATGTTCAACAGCTTCAAGAATAATAGTTACTCTTTCGCCTACTTTAATCTCGTTCATTCTTTGCCTTTTACAATCCTGTACACTTGTTTTAACTCATCTGTTGATAAGCGTTTGAAATCAAAAGAACTGATAGCGTAGACGAGAGTATTACGAAGATTCTCTTCTTTAACATCTGATATTTCCTTTTCTGTAGGAATAGATATACTTTTCCTATCCCAGCTATCGCTACCACATTGCCAGCCCGAATCTCTTCTAAATCTAGCGTTATTAACAACAATTTGAGTCTTTGTCACTTTATCAATTTTGGCGATACGTCTGTAATACCTACTTGTAACTAGTACATCATCACCAACAACCAAATCTTTAAGCTCTTTCATACCTAGCCCTCCACGTTATTTGTTGTACCAATTAGCTTTGCAGTCTCCTCGTTGTAAGGAATACAATAAGTATAACCACCTACACAACCAATAGTGACATATTCTCCATGTGAATCCATGTGACTGAAAATATTTGCAGTCCATATATCATCGTCAGCATTTCTTGTTATCACTCTGTCGAATGGCTTTGGAGTCCACTTTTTCTTTAAGGCAATAATCTTTTTCTTCTCTACTTCCCAAATCTTGCCCTTCCTTGCTAAAGCGTCAAAAAATGCAGTTTTTTCTTCTTCTGTAGATAAACGAACTATACAGCCGCTTTTGGAGCAATAACTATTTTCATTAATAGTAATCATGCCTCTACTATCAAGACTAGCATGTAAATAATAGTTTTCATCATTTTCTGCTTTGAAAACACAAATAAGTGAACTTCCTCTAGGAAGTTTAATGGTAATAAAATCCCAATCCTTGAACTTAGTTTTTTGCGGTTTATCCTTTAGAATTTCCGCTATGTTTATTTTTGTTTCCATATTACTTACCTTTTTATTTGTTAATCGTTTGCACCAAAGTCCATTAGAGGGTCTATCTCGTAAAGATGTTCTTCTGCATCATATTTTTTTTCTAGCACATTTATCGTGTTAGATAGATGAGTATCTGACATATCCTTAATCGGTATTTCTCTACCATCTTTGGTTTTCCACATGATTTGAGCAGAGTTTCTCTGTCTGATCCATTGCTCTAGTTTCAAATCATTAATATCAGCTATTTTCATAACTAAACTAATTTTTGCGTTAAACAATACTGGTAGTAACTCATACTACCAACATATTTTGATATTTTTGGAAGCTCACCATCATAAGGAGTGACTTTAAAGCCATCAATGAAATCAGCATTCTCAGTTGATACCTCAGTATTATGCTCATTCATAAACACCTTTTGCGCTGACGTAGAATGGCTTTCAGCTCTCAGCTTACCGAGTGACCGCCAAACTTGTTTACGATGAATGAACAATCCATGCAAAGGAATAGTCTTTACTTCTACTTTTGTTCCCATAACCTTTATTTTTAATACATCTATTCTCTATCTAAATAAAACGGGGAATATCACAACACTCTCATTTCTCTTCTCATATTAATCTCAGCTAAACAAGCAGCTTTATAAAGCTTAATATATGGCTTATCTTTGAGATATTGAATAAATTCAACAACAGAATATTCTTTCTTTTCCATAATCTTAACCATTTAAAGATGATAATAACTATTTGATACCCTTGCACTCCAATCGAAGCAGCCCACGGCATCCGGCTTTAAGAAGCGTTTCTCTAACTTCTCCAAAGCCACTTTATACTTCTGCTCCATGTGCTTACAATGAAGTTTCTGAGCGGTTCTAAGTTGCTCGACAATACCCTTGCGAGCAACTTTATATTGTTTGTCGGACATCATTGTTTTATTCGTTCACATAGTTGATTACGTGCTCCTGTGCTTGCTCATGCAAGTTATCAAAAGCGTCTTCTATAACTTTGGCTGTCTGATCGCCATTAAGGTTCTTCAGCATTTCGCCAACAACTTTTACCTGATGTTCTATAGGTAAAGAACAGAACTCTTCAACAAGGAAGCTTTTCTGATAATTGTAAGACATATCGTGAAATAAGTCTGATAAATCTACGTTTGCTTTATATACTGACATAATCTTAATCGAAAATATGATGGTTCAACTTTCTCTTTCTGAGGTTTCTCTTGATAGTCTCCATATCCTTGTGGTCGTTAGTGTGGTCCGCAAGAAGTTTGATGATTTCATAGATGTCATTTGCGTTATCCTCCAGGTTGGCGCAAATATTCTCGTCACCGAAGAAACTCTTATTAAAGGGTTTCAAATGGAAGTAGTACTTTTTGGCTGCATCCTGCATCTGAGTGTAGTGCATCTTCTGCTCTTGCTTGTAGCGAACGCTTAACAGCCTAAACATGCCCTGTTCATCCTTGATGAGCTGATCCAATACATCTGTTACCATTGCAATCAAACAGCCATTGACCTGCAGGCGTTGAATAATCTTTTCCTGCGTCAAGCCAGATGTTACACCAAGCTCTGAGAGTGTAACCTTCAAATCGTTTACTGTAACTTTCTCTTTTCCCATTGTCTTACTTTTTAATTATCAAACCATAAACCTGTATATCTCCATTCCCATTGATGGCAAGTGTCATTAGGCTTCTTGCCTTCACAATAGCATATATCGGAAGATATGCAATTACTACATACATGTTTCATATCTTTTGTTAAGTCAATGTGAAATCGTTCAGTTCTTCGTAGATAACTTTAAGCCATCCTTTCATGTATATCATGGCATTCAATGCACCATATTCTTTTCTACGTTGTTTTGCTTTGTAAAGCATAGCTTCAATTGAAGCTACTTCGGATTTAAACGTTTCTTCGTATTTCATTGCTCTATATATTGTGGAGTGATGGTTAGTCACCCCATTACCTTTATGCTACGTCTTGAATCCATTCTTTGAGAATTGTACCATCTTCATTGAAGATATCAAGCTCTACTCCGTCATACAAAACTTTCTTGCCTTCGTCTAAAGCATTCTCGAAATCCAAATCTAAGATGTACTTTACGTCGCTGAATGTTTCTTGTTTTTGACTGAGTGGCTGATTTTCAAAAACAACATCTTCGTATGTGTTATCTTTGAACTTTGTTGCCTTAATAACGTACTTTACCTTTTTCATTGCTCTTATCATTTAATTGTTAAACTTATTTGTTGTTTAATTAACTGATGCAAAGATACAAAGAAATTTTGGATTGACCAAACGTTACTTTCTTTAATCGCTTTTTAGCAACTTTATTTAACTTTTAAACCGCATAACTATCCGTAATTCAGATTGTTTTCTGCATAATGAATGCGTTGCCTTACCAAAACTTCCCCTACATCTTCAAGGCTGATTTCTCCTTTCTCGATTCGAGGATTCTCGCAGATTTTATAGATAACGGTGTCATCTATGCAGATAACAGGATATGGAGCCCCATCATCATTAGGACGATCTGAGAGGCAGACATGGCGAGCTGCTTCATTAATACGCTTCTCGAAATCTTTCTGTGATTTCAGTTTCTTTCTCTCCTGTTGTAATGATTGGTCGCCAAGAATTTCAGCCTTGAACCAATCTGTAACGTCTTGTAACATCTTCATTGCTCTTTTGTTTAAGATTATATACTAGTGTCTTTTACCCCACTTGATAGCGTTGTAAATGGCGTTTCTAAACATTCTTCTTTCCTCATCATTTTCAAGGAAGGTTGCTAATCTAGCTTGCTTTGTAGCAAACAAGAAATCTTTGTCTTCTTTAATTTCCATATCTACTTTCTTAATGATTTACCTGTGAAAGGAACAAACTTAGTGATGGCTTTTAACCTATCTATAGTTCGTTCTCCATATTTTGCTTCGAGTTCGTTTGCAGTTAAGTTGGTGGTAATGATGAGAAGCTTCCCCTTTTGCTCTGCTGCATCACATAATTCAGAGAATGTACATCGTACATTACCATAAACCTTCGACACCTCCTCTGTGCCAATATCATCAATATAAATGATGTGGAGTTTCAGAATCTCATCAATCTTTGTATTCAACTCCTGGGCAGTAAAGATATTGACGAGTTTTCTGCAAGAGTCTTGAAGGAGTAAAGGAAGTATATGCTTACCTATCAGAGTTTTTCCGAGACCACACCCACCTGTAATAAGAAGCCCCTTTCCTTTATTGTCTGTCATCCAATCAACGATAGGACGATAATTATTCTCTAGCCATTTCGCATGAGGAACTTCCCCACAGGTGTATTTATCAACGAAATAGTCTAGCCCCCCACGAAGCCTTTGTTCTGCATTAGGAATCCTTATTCTCACCTTGTCAGCGAGAAACAAGTCTTCTCCTCTTTCGAACCTTTGAATAATTTGATTGAAATCTACATTCATAATTACCATCCTCCTTCGTTATAATCTTTGTTTTCCGAATTATGTAGAGCCGTACCAGATTGCTTTGTTCCGAAGTCTTTATTTCGTCTTGCCCAATTTTGTAGCCTTAGATTTAAATCCCATGTTTTCTCAGTCTCACACCTCATCCTAGTTTTGGACTTATTCGTTTCTGACCAATAGTCATAGAACTTTCTGATCATATCCTTGCCATAAGTTGCAACATAAGGAACTAAATCTTGACCGAATTTTTTCTTTCGCTTTTCGGTTGCTGCTGCAATCTCCTCTTTCGTTTTCTTAGGCTTATCTTCCTTAGGTGCTTCTACTGGTTTAGTATCTTCATTCTTTAGCTCATTTTTAGGCTTATTGACCTCGGCTTCAAAATAGTCATCATAATTGCAGATAGTGATGATGGAATATAATCTTTCCGTATTCACTTCTATTAGCTGCATTTTTATTAGCTTTGACAAACAGGTTCTAACTACTTGTTTTCCTGCACCTATAGTAGTGCTGAGTTTTCCAAGACTAGTCAAAAACTGTCCTCTATGCTCGACTATCCCATCATGCTTTACTTCTTTCTCTTTTGCATTGTTGAGCAAGTATAGAAAGAGGGAAAGCATTTCGGGTTTATCGAACCAATCCCAATCAAACATGCTGCGAGGAAGTCTTATCCAATCTGCCATAGTTGTACAATAAAACCTCAACTTTCTTGTTTAGATGCTTACGCAGGTGGAACCCAAACAATACTTATTGAGGTCTGAATATTTTTTATCCGAAAGTTCCACGTTTCAGAGATTTAATTTCTTCGGTGCAAAGATAATAAATTATTTATTGATTAAATAATATTGCTACAAATAATATCAAATATTAACTTTGATGCCTTTGAGACTGCTAAGTTTCTTAACCTCAGTCGTATAGTGAACAATCATATCTTCTAGTTCGCTATTTGTGAAATGACATGTAGAATGCGCCTTCACGTTTAGCAAATCAAATCTTTGCTGCCCTATTTTTTGAATGAGGTTGCGTTGGTAGCCTATGAGGTGGTCCGCAGAGAAACGATTGCAGTATTTACATTCAGCATGGCAGTTATCTTCATTGAATCTAGTTGCCATGTGGCGGCGACTATGGAAGTGACCGCAGTCCACATCTTCAAAGCTCTTTATCTGCCCGCAGGATATACACCGAACATAACCATTATCCATAACATCACGCAAGCGGATATAAAGAGAGAATATCCGATCGAGCTTTTTAACCAAGTTAGGTTTGCTCTTAGAAGTAGTCTTTTTTACCTCTTTTTTTTCGGCTTGAGCCGCTTTTGGCTTGCGGTTGAAATAGTATTTATTCATAACCATAGGACTCTTTAATACAGCTTATTTCCGTGATGGTATTCTCTGCTTTCGTTATAACGCATCTTCAAGTTGATGTGCTGAACGAGGTCGATTCCAAGTGCTTCTGCCCATTCAAAAACGGAGGAAAGAATACTTTCATATAAGACACAGAACATTTCTGTCTTTACACTTATAGATGAGTTAAGGTTGCACGAAACGATAGTTCTAGTAACCATGATGGCATTTTCGGTAAAACTATGCTCTTTAGCACACTTAACCTCAGAGTCAAATGTGGAAAATCCGTCCTTTGCCACAACACCACAAACTCCCATTAAATCAAAGACACGAATACAAATATCTGCCAATTCGCTTTCTACTTTCCCCTCGATGGTATTAGAGTAGTATTTGTTGAACAAACTGCCACCATGGTCGTTGGCAAGTACGGTTTTAAGACCTTCTTTGTCAAGGTCGTCCATATAGTTTCCTTTGCGGTCAGCTTGTACGGCTTCTGCTACTTCTGTGCAGACCATCATCAACCAATGCGCATTAGACTTTTCTTCTTCATGCCATCCATGTTTGACAGCATTATCGTAGGCTCTTTTAACCCACTCATTAATCTGTTTTGCTTCAATTTTCATAATTCAAAAACTTACGTTAGTCAATTGTTTACCTAGAGACTTGATACACCATCTTGATGAACCTTGCACCTCTAGGTCTATTCTTAAATCAGAGACTTTTCCGAAGGAACGGAAACTACCGCCAAGGTCGATTATCCATTCGTCTTTATCCTTGAAAGGTCTGATAGCTCGCCCCACCATCTGATAGTAGAGACTCAAAGACTTCGTTGGTCTTGCCAAGATAACCGTGTCAAGTGCGGGATAATCAAATCCTGTGGTGAGAACTCCGACATTAGAGACAACCTTTATGGTGCCATCCTTGAACTTCTCCAAGATAGCTTCACGTTCTTTCTTTGGAGTCTCGCCTGTAACGATTGCAGAATTAATACCTTTCTGTTGCAGTTTATCTGTCAATCTTTCCGCTTCTTCCGTGAATCGAGTGAAGACCAAAACTCCTTTTCTCGGTATTTTATTCTTTGGCTTCAATACACGTAGGGTAGTGGAAGTAAGCTGATCATAGAATCCGCTTCGTTCATATTCCAACTTTAGGGAGTTTTCATCAAAGTCATTTCCTGTTGAGTTGGCATGCACATTAGACATATCTAGCTGAGTGCAATCGAAGTATCTCAAATCGGCAAGATAACCTTTTGCAAGCAATTCTGAAATCTGACAATAGTACAGAACCTCATCGAATATTCTTGGTCTAGTTCTCGTAAGGAACTTTAGCATCGAGTTGCCATTAAGTCCCCTTCCTAGTCGATATGGTGTTGCTGTTAAGCCGATAACCTGTCTATCCGCGGCTTCGAAGAAGGTTTTGTATTGTCCACCTTTCGCATTACAAAGATGGCATTCGTCAACCATTACGTACTTGAAGTGCTGAAAGTCTTTCATGTGGTTCATAACGCTTCCGATGGTAGCAAAAGTTATTCTGTTTATATCCTTGCAACCAACAGAAGCGGAATATACTCCACAATCAAAAACACCATAGCTTTGCAGTTTAGCGAAGTTTTGCTCTAGAATTTCCTTTGACGGACAAAAGATGAGTAGCGGACTATCCAGCTTACTTGCAATATCTGCGATTACAAGCGACTTGCCTGCGCCCGTAGGCAAGATAAGAAGTCCATTCTTCTTAGTCTTGCCTGTGAACGCTCTGACGGCAGCATCACTTGCTTGTTTCTGATATGGTCTGAGTGTGTACATGATTACTCGTCTTCATCATTACCATTCTCATCATCATCACCGAAAGGAAGGTCATTATCATCAGTCTGCTCCTCAGCCTTTGTTTTTGGTTTTTCTACTTCGGGGAACTCGATGCCGAAAACTTCCTTCATAGCCTGCTGATTGACATCTTCCTGGCTCCACAAGCCGCTTCTATCCCAATCTGGAATTTTCTGAACCTTGCAAAGCTGGAACTTATCATCTACCCACGCGAAGAAGAGGTAATGACCGTTGAGAGCAATACGAGCGGTCTTAGTAGAAGGTAAGCGGAAATCCGTGATACCATTCTTAACTCTTGCTGCCAAATCACTGACTTCAAGAAGTGCTGATGCGTATGCTTCTTCGGCATTCTTCTTCATCGTCTTGATCTGAGCAAGAACGGTTATCAGCTCTTCCTTGCGCTTTGGCACATCATTCTCCTGCTTGATGCAGTACTCTTCACGGATAGCGTGAATCTCGAAATCATCATACTTGCGGTCAACAACCTCATTGTCTGGGAAGAGAGCGTTGAACTTGTCATGCAGAACCTTGATAGGTTCGTCTGCATTCTTTGCACCTTCGCAAAGTACCAACACGTCCTTGAACATTTCTTTCTGAGCTTCGGTCAAACAAAACTCAATCTTCTCTGGTCTGTGACCATCCAAATCTGCTAACATAATATTTTCTGTTTTAAATTACATAAATTCTTTGCACTGCTCAATCTGCTGTTGAGCAAAAAATAACATTTCACCTTCATGAGGTGCAGGAAGGTAAAGCCCACACTGAGCACTACTATAATTTCTGAATCTTTCTATTGCAGTTGTCATTTCAGCCTTATCGAGTTCAGTACTACTTCTGATGTAGGTAATCTCCTGTCCCCTTCTGTTAATTCGCTTTCTCTCGAATATATCTCTGTTGCATATCTTCTTAAAAATATCAAACTTAACTTCTTCGAGGGTAAAACCAAATTCAGAAGCAAAGTAACCTAACAGACAATGCAGGTAGCTATTCTGAGCCAAAGAACGTTGAGTGTTCTTTTTCTTCAGTTCAACGTATTCATTCTTCAGAACCATCTGATTACAGGCTTCCTTGAACTTCTTTCTATCGTAAACATTCTTCAAATTATAGAGTGCCATAGTCTAAGTTTTAAAATGGTAAATCATCATTATTACCTTGAATAGGGTTTCCGTTCTCATCTACTGCGGGAGGGAAATTAGGTGCAGGTGGTGCTGCTGCATTTCTTGCAGACTCCATAGCTGCTTGTTGTGCGCTTTGGCATGCCCCTTGTGTAGGTGTTGGCTGATTTCCGTTAGCCGCTTGTGCGGTCTGATTTCCGCCCTGTTGATGATTATAACGAGATTGATATTTCTCGATTTTATAACCTTGAACGTTAGTGAAGTATCTGACTTGCCCATCTTTCTCTGAGCGTGAACCATTCAAGGAGAATGATACCGTCACAATATCACCCATATTGAAGCCGTTCAAATCATCAACGTGATTGCCTGTAAACTCGAACTTTGGATAGTTTGCTCTCTCTATCTGCCCTGTGAACTGGTTACGATAGGAGCAATCCAAGACAAGCTCTCTTTTTTTGAAGACTTTGTCTTGATAGGGAATACTCTCCGTATTCCCTATATGCTGAATAATTCCACTAATTTGAAATGCCATTTTTACTGAACATTAAAAGTGATACCATTGTCACGCATGAAGCGTTCCAAACATTCCATTGCCTCTTTTGTACCGGTACAAACGTAAGTACGTGTCTCGGTTGGAGTAGGAGGTGCAACCGACTGTCCCATAGCGGCAGCGAAAGCATCCATGGCATCTTCTTCATTAGAAGACATCTTACCATTCTTTGGCTTCTCTTCCTGTTGCTCGGCTGCATTGTTCTCCGCGACTTCCTTCTGAGGTGATGTTGGAGGTGTTGCAGTTTCTTTCTTATTAGGGGATACTGAGCTGGCACGCTGTTCTTTCAGCTTGTTTGCGTATGCGATAGTCTCCTGCAGATTGAGATTCTCCTTGTATCGGGCGGCAAGTGCATCGTAATCTTCTGCAAATAACTTCAAGGTCTCGAGGTCTTTCTTGATGTTATCAACCTTTTCAGTGATAGCTTTTTCGATAGACTTCATTGAAGTTGTCTTGTTGAGCCATTTTGTATCAAAGATGAGGTCTAGTTTGATGCCGATGGTTTCTACTCCGCATTTCTCGGCAAGCTTTTCAATCTCTTCTCTCTTAGCTTTCTTGGTACGATTTTCATCTTCTTTGATTACGCCATCAATGAGAGATACCGCATTCTTGATAAGCTTGCACGTATCATTACAGGTTGTCTTGAACTCCTCAAAAGGCTTATTCCAAACCTTTTCAAGCTCCTTGCGCTTATCGTCAAGTGCTTTAGCTGCCTTGTTGAGTAAAGCCTTGTCTTCCTTGCACTTTGGAATATCATCGGTGCTATAGTTGCTGATGTCATACATAGGCAAAGCCTTTTCAACTCTAGCTTTAACCTCTTTGATATTCGTGGTAAGCTGACCGATAGTTTCTTTGCTTACCACCAATTGCACATCCTTTTCTTGGAGTGCAACGATATTGGTGTTCTTTTCTTCTGCCATATTAAACCAAATTGAATATTTTCTTGTCTGTTATCAAATCTCTGTTTTCTTGAATGAAACTAATCAATCCTTCGCAGTGTTGAGTGAGTAGAGGAATATCCCTTTTAGGGTTAAACGTATAACTCTCTGTGTAGTTTCTGTAATACGTCTTTCCGATTTCCGAGATATTGTATTCGAAGTCGTAAACATCACAACCATTCTTCATGAGGGCATAAGGATAGACCTTATGTTGCCAGTGTCTCTTGTAATTGCCAACCGCATACTGACGTGTTGTTTTCAGATCATGAGTGCAGAACGGCATAAGGTAATCAATGTACCCATACAGCATTACTTTGCCATACATGGTAGGCAAGACTGCTTGTATATAAACCTGTGGCAATGCTCCTTTATAGTAGGCTGCATAATGTCTTACTAACCGAATAGGAAAAATGAAACTTCTTCCATTCAGTTTTGCTTCTACACCGACAGGAACCCTTTTGCTATACGGATATTCTTCTACTTCTTGATAAATGGTGTGAATATCCATATTCTCCGAGTTACGATGAAGGACCATACAATCAATAACCTCATTGAATGCTGTGCCTTTGTCAGCAGCTTCACTATCGAATGATACTCGATTTATCTTATCTATTAACGATTGGAATTGTATCTTCTTGAACTCTTCTGGAGTATGGGGTGGATTTTCAGACCATCCCCAATACTTACTCCAAATGATGTCACTATCAAGGTAGTTCTGATACGCATCCAAAAGCGTCGCATAGAACCTAAACTTGACTACTTCCATAGCTTATGCTGCTTGTGGGTCCTCGTATTGCTTGGTCTCCTTATTGTAAACCAACTTCAAAGCACTTACCTTCTCTGTGAACAGACTTCTTGCATGAAGAATGATGGAGTTACCCAAGTTTGCATAATCTTTGATGTGCTCGATGAAATGGTTTGCCCCTCTTGCGTCAGTAATCAACTGAACACCCTCCTTAATCTCTTCAAGAGCCTTATTGTACTCCTTGACCTTTTCTTCTTTCTGAGCTATCATAGACTGATAACGTGAGAGAATCTGAGTAGCGATGAAGTTATTAGGAGCGGTTGGCTGTCCGTTTGCATCAAGAATAACCGGAATCTGCATACAACCAGGAAGCTGACAGGTGTTCTTACCATCGTTACGACTTGTAGGGTCAAAAGTGATAGTTCTGATTTGCTGTCCATTCTCACTTCTCATTTCGAGATAGCCAAGCAAGTCCAAATCAGTAACGATATTGTTGTAGTTCTTCTCACGAAGTGCAGGGATATACACAGTACTTTCACCTTCCTTGCGTGTATCACGATGTGCGACAAAGACGATGTTCTTGTTAAGCTGTGACAAAGATGAGGTGAACCATTTGAAGTCGTTATTGATGGTGCCCCAATCCTGTATCTGAGGGTTGCGACCATTGCATCTGTAGGCGATGATGAAATCAATCATCTTTCCGATAGTATCTACAACGATGGTATCGAACTCCTCCAAATCCTTCTTGTTATAGTTGAGCAAGTTGAGAATATCTTGCCAACTGGAAACCTGTACGATACCGACATTATCATCCAAATGTGCGGTATTAACACGCTTGACACCATTATCGAAATCAAGCAACAGAGGCTTAGGTGCTGAGAGGGCGAAAGTTGTCTTACCCATACCTGCCTGTCCGTAAACCATCATTTTAACGTTTTTCTGAATAGCAATTTCATTGCTTCTTTTAATCATACTCATTGCTCTTAGTGCTTTAAATTGTTAAAAAATCCATTATCTTTAGCTAGCTTTATAAACTCGCCTTTATCATGAACACGTAGCTTGCAGTAAGCTGATCTGACATGCTGTTTAATTGTGTTCGGAGATAGACAAAGTTTGTCACCAACTTCTTCTTTTGTGAAACCTTGATAGATAAGGTTCATTACCCTTTCTTCAGCAGGTGATAGTTTGGAGTTGAACTTTGGGCTGCAAATAATGCCTTCGTTCTTACATTCTCCTCGCAGTGGGCATTCAACTTTTTCAAAGTTAAGCCTGCCGAGATTATCAATATCGTAGGTGGTTGTATCAAGCTTTCCGAAGTTGCATTTACAGAATCTTCTGACTATCAAGAACTGATAATAAGGAACATTCATTGCACTCTTTTGATACTCCTTAGATAAAGCCTTGTAGGCTTCGGGGTATCTTTCTCGGATAGCATCAATCATTTTCTTAATGACTTCTGTATCTTTTTCCGAGAGAGCTTGATTTTCGGTACCATCCTTAATGAACCAAAGTTCATCATCAAACATATAAAACTCTACTGCCATAGCTGTTCTTTTGGTATTCCTGTAATTTCAGACAGTTTTTCTATCTGCCAATCAACAATCGGTCTTGTATGACCTTTTGTCCAGTTGCGGGCTGTAGTAAATGACACATCGCATTCTGACATGATGCGCTGAATGAAATCCTTCTTTGGGTACGAGGACTTTGGAAGGTTCTCGTAATAATCCAAAAGGGTCATTTTTTGCTTTTTTTCTTCACTTTTATTTGCCATACAAATAATTTTTTGTAATTTTGCATTGTTATTTAAATATTCACGGTGCAAAGATAAGAATAATATTTGTAAAATCGGTACAAATCATTAAGAAATCTCTGTATTTTAACTTTTATTATACGTATGACAGCAAAAGAGGTTATTAATGCTATCCTTATGCAAGAAAATATAACTGGTTCGCAGCTTGCTAAGGATATGGGACTCAGTAGACCGCAAGCGGTTTATGATATCCTTAATGGTAAGGTTTTGAAGGTGAGTGCGAGAATGGCTAATCTTATCCATACGTCAAAGCCTATGTACAATATCGACTGGTTGTTAACTGGAGAAGGGAATATGCTTAATGATGATATTCCTGCGACTTCAATTAGAGCAGAAAAGCCAAATGAGCAAATAGATTCGCTTTCTGTTATAAATCGTCTCATCGAAATTAACGCACAGAAAGATGTGGAGATAAAGGAGCTACGCCAGGCATACGAACATCTTGCAAGATGTTTCGAGAAGCTAGCTAATGGGGAGACTATTACTCCTGCAGATAAAAAAGCGATTTCTATATAATTAACGTACACGGAAATATTTATAGCGTATGAAACTTACGACAACGCCAACAGGCATGGCGATAACAAAGCGTTTCTTCCTTGCTCTTGATGTTGCTATCAACCAGCGTAAAGCTAGAGGAATACGCACTTTTACCGAATCTCATGGTATCAACTATTGGAATTTCTCTACGTTTAAGAAGTGCCCAGATGGAAGAGCTATCAAATCAGAATGGCTTGCTTGGCTAGTTGAAGATTATAACGTTAATGCCGAATGGCTGTTGACAGGTGTAGGTATGATGTTTAAAATTCAAAATAACCCTTAAAATTTCGCTTATGAGAAGATTTGTTTCTTTTGTAGTAGAATTATTGGTTTGTTCGGCTTGTATGGCTTTAGAACCGCAAGAAATCTCTGTTGGTACATTTTCTATGCGTTTTGAAACGCAAACTGAGCAAATTCATTGGCTTTTTGGAGCAGGTGACTTCGTTGTCAACAAGGATGCCGAAGATTGCGATCCAATGCAAGTTGAGCACTCTATTTCTGTGAAGGAAGGTAAACTGACAATTGATGCAGGTACCGAAGATGAGCTATCCTTCAAGATAACTTCTTGCAGTTATGAGGAAGGAAAAGTTTTTGCTGACCGAGGTGCTGTTGAAGTATACCGCCTAGTATGCCAAGAACTTGATGAGAACATTCCTTCAAAGTGGACTTCTTTAATCACCATTCAGAAGGTTAAAGATGGGGCAAGAGCTAAAACCATCATTACCATTCCTCGGTATGATGAGTATGGAGCAATCTTCAGCATCACTATTTTGCATTAGAACAACCGCCCAAAAATTTCTCGCGCGCACGTTAGTATATTATAATTATATATA